CGGTGAGTGGATTTTTCAGCTTTAAGACGGTTCTAACTCGCCCTGTGAAAGACCGAACGAAAGGCTTGTATTTGCCTGACTGACCATCTTTAATAATGTCATCCACTTTTTGTTCCGCTGCTGTCATACTCTTTCGCCTACCCGGCGTGGGGTTGGTTAATTACAAATATCTCATCAATCGGGCATTCAAGGTGTTCACAGAACAAGGCCAGCATATCGACAGTAATAGCCCATTTGCCGGCCTCGATCTTATTGATTGTTGCTGGGTCGATTGCCATAAGACGGCCCAATGCTGCTATTGACAAGCCATTCGAGACACGCTTATTCTTCAACCAGTTGCCGACTATCAATCGGGCCTGCTGTAACTGTTCGGGTGCAATGTTGCCTTTCATATTATAGAAGCCTCCAAACTCGCCTTGTTTTTTCGTCTTCCGCTTTTGTTCGGAATACCTTATCAGTAAAGTGATTAATTTGGTTTTGAACCGTCTGTCTGTCTTCGGATGGGTAAACAAAACTTTGACTTATTCCCAGCCTCGAAAGAAGCACCCGGTATTCTCCGCTTTTGCCCTTGTAATACGGCACCCCGTCTTCGATGGCATCTAAGTTTGTAGGGGCCTGGTCAATCAGTTTTGCAATCTTTAGGTTGTGAACCTTATGTGCCACAGATCTTGCAGTTCGGCCTAACTTATCAGCCATTTCCTGATATGTTAGGGATGTGCAATATTGTGCTATGAATAAAACCTCTTCTTTAGACCAATAATTTCTATCGCTTGTCAGTTTAAGATTTGATGCCTGCCATCTTACAGAATCAACACTCCGTTCCAGTCTGTTAGCGAGTTCATCAATATCTGCTATGGAATAGTTCTCCTTCAGATATTGAATATCTTCATCTGTCCAATGCTTATTATTCTTTTCCATAAATAGAAATGAAAAATAGGGCCGAAGCCCCGATTGTTATTCTGCAATAATATAAATGTAGTCAACAGAGCCGGAATCAATATATGATTCATAAACTCGTTTCCCTTCTTCGGTAAACAAGTGGTTTAATTTTGGTTCACCATCAAACTCGAAACAATCTTTGAAGAATTTACGAGCAATCGTTTCAGGAGCCTCGCCTTGTTTAGCAGTGAAAACGAACTCTTGATGTTTCAGGTCGGTTAATTTGGCGGGAGTTGAATTTGTAGTCATAATCTTTTCGCGGAGTTTATCGAGCTGCACCGCTCGTTTGATGAATCAAAGATAGCCAAAGGTTTTGAATCATGAAATATATTTCATTACTTAGAGCACTTCTTGACCACGATCAATTCCGGTTTCCCGTAAATAATTCATTACAACTTGCAATACCTTTAATTCGATGATTTGATACCCGGCATGTCCGGGCTATAAAATAAGCGATAAATTGCCTCTGTTTCTACAAGGGCTTATTCTGCACCTCCCTTCTTCTCCCGCTCCACCTGCTCAACCGCCATCAGTGCTAATTTCTTTGCATCATACTCTATCAACTCTGCTAACTTATACACTTCAGCTAATTGCCACAGCGACGGGTCTTTGATCATCTTCTTCATCCGGTTGTTGTTAGTGCCGTAATCGGTAGCTAGTACAGTATAGGGAATCCAGGCGAATATATCTGTGAATTGTTTGATTGCTCCGGCCTTGAGCAATCCCTGGATAGTTTGGTAACGCGGGTCTTTCATTTGGCGAAGGTCGGGAAAAGGGGAGAAAATATGATTATCGTATAAGGCATGTATGAGTACGAGTAATTAGGTATATAGAAATGCAATGATAATCAATTGCATATGAGGTATGATTCGCACCTGGTCGGGACCTCTACGGCACTTTTTCGAAACCCGCGCTAGTCGCGGGTTTTCTCATTAAATGCAGTACTGACGGGCTTTAGCTGAGAATGAGAAAGAAAATAAAGGAATAGAAAAGTATTTCAAAAAGCCTAAATTGTATGAGTAATGTATAAGTAATGTTTAAATACTCAGTCAGCCTCATACTCTACCGACCTGCCAACGCCAAAGGGCAATATCCGATTTATATTCGAATAACTATAAATCGTAAGCAGTCCTACATATCTACTGGTCATTTCATAGATCCCAAACTCTGGGACAAGAAAGCTGAACAAGTCCGGGCCGGTCACATGCAGGCCGCGGTAATTAACCCCGACATCACCACCCGCAAACAGACTATAATAAAAAGGATAGTTGACCACCAGGTAAAAGGCGAAAACATCACAGCATCGCATCTTAAGAACCTGGTAACTGCCAAAGCGGACTTACACAACATCTTTGAGTTTGTTGAAGCTTTTGCTGCCGAAGTGGAGCATAAACGCGAAGGCGGCACCCTGGACAACTACCGCAAGCATTTGAAGGTCCTGGAGCAATACCATGGTTCCCGGTCCCTGGCCTTTGAGGAAATTACCCATGACTACCTGGTTAAGTTTGAAAGCTACCTACGCAAACCGATTGCAGGGGTGCGCGAGGGTCTAGGAGGCAACTACATTCATAATATCTGGAAGACAATCAAGACCTTTTTTAACGCCGCTCGTAAACGCGGGGTAACAACTTGTTACCCATTCTCAACCTACGAGAATCCAGAGTACGATGCACCTCACAAAGACTACCTGACACTTCAGGAGCTTGATCATCTTGAAGATGTACTGAGTAAGACCAGTAACAGCACCTTAAAGCAAACGCTTACTTACTTTCTGCTAGGATGTTACTCCGGCCTTCGCTTATCTGATTGGCAGCAATTCAACCACGACCAGCATGTAAAGGATGGCCGACTATACCTGCGTGCAAAAAAGAACGGTGAATGGGTGACAATGCCGGTTGTGGGACGGTTAGCTAATCACCTTGAGCACGTAAAAGCGCAGCCGCTAATTATCACAGAACAGGAAATAAACCGCACATTAAAGAACGTAGGCGGCATTAAAAAGAAGATAACAACACATACAGGTCGGCATACATTCGCCATTACTATGTGTGCTGATCAAGGAATTAGTGCCGAGACATGCAGCGAGTTGATGGGGATCACAATTAAGACCTGCGTTGAAAACTACTATAAAATAACCAACCGCAAGATTGATAAGGAATGTTTTGGGGCGTGGACTAAAAAAGCCACACGGCCAGGCGCCAAAGTACAATGAGCCCGGCAATAATAAGTCCTAAGATAATCTGGTCGCGGTAGTGGGGTTTCATACGTCCGCTACCCGGCTAATTACTTCAATATCATCCATGCTCACGCCCTGCTTTTCGGCGATCTTTGAAAGCAATTTCACTTGTGCTTCCAGTAGTCTATTACGTTTTGAAATTTGATGAGACCATTGGATGAAATAATATAAGGCGGCAACTGCGATAATGAAGCCGCCAGCGTAGAGGATGAATTGATCTGAGGTCATGAGTTGGTGTTGAGGGTTAAAAAATGTGGGAAACTCAATGTAACTGTTTAGGTGGCTTACTTATCAAAATACTCCTGCAGTTCTTTCATTTCTTCTTCTGTCGCACCATTCTTTCGATAGATCTGAATCAATGTGTGAAGAATAAATTGCTGGTTCTTAACTAAGCTATCAGCTCGCATGGCGGCTCGAATAAGATAGAACCAAATCACCAGGCTAATAATGGCAGGAATTAATAAATCAGTGTACTCAATGGATGCAATCGTCTGTAACATGTGGTTATTTTTTGTTAAATAATTTGTCAAGGTTCTTCTTAGTTAGAGTAAAGTAGTCACCTCCTGTCAACATAATATCGCAGTGCTTTATGCCCATAGTCCTTTGAGGCCTTAGAATCATTGCTTCGTCTCCCAAAACAATATCAGTTTTTTCGTTTTTAGAAATTGCATTATTGATATACTCGTAAAAAGCATTTAATACACCCCCTGTTTCTTTGAATTTAAATGATCTTATATCTGTGGTATTGTATTTTAAATTATTGTAGGTAAGTATATATGTAGTATCAGAACCTGATAGCGTATATTCCAACTTTGCTATTAATACACCCACGCTTTTTATTTCTCCAATCTTTGTGACGTCAAGTGGTTTTAATTTTTCTATCTGTGCCATTAGTGAATTGCATATAAAGAACGCAATAAGCGAAAAGTAAAGCCTACTCATAAATGTTATAGTTATAACGTTAATATATGTTTACCCCTAAACCAACTGGGTATAATTGCGGAATAATGTTAAAATGTGATTAAGTGACCAACGGAACTTTTCTGAGTTCAAATATTTACTAAATTTATTATCCAATTGCACCCTACGGAATCCTAACCTTTTCCTCGATCATTAACCAAATTCCTGTTCATCCTTAAAGTACCGGCCATGTTATTAATTTCTCCAACGTAACATTGATTTCATTACTTTTGCGGCCTTCTTACCAGGTTAATATACCTGTACAAAATATTGGTCTTTAGTTTAACCAGCGATCGAACCTAGGAAATTCGTATTTAAGCACGGTTAACTACAGGGCGCCGATAAGGCGCAGCATGTAGTGACTGCTTAAGGGCTTCCTAGGGCCTGATCGCTTCACGAAGGCTGCGCCCTTTTTTATATCAGACACCAGAACTGCGTACTCAACATTTAATACTGCTACTGCCATGAATAACTCATGCACTAAATCTACTTGCCAGACTTGCCAACTTCGGCCTTGCCCGTTTTCTGCTGTTCCAACGCGCCTTTTAGAATACGCTTGCCCGATTCTTTCGCAAGAGTGCCAGGAACATTGCCAACAAGTTGATCCAGCGCCTTCATTATCTCTTTATCGTGTTCATTTGAATTACGAACTATTGTGTCAAGAACGGGCGGGATTTCCTTTAAACTAGCGACCATAGGTTTTAAAAGTTCATTTATTGTTTGCCTGGTTTCTGCCAGCGCTTCAAATAATTTATTTTTATCTGCTTTAGCCTCCTCGTGACTCTCCTCCAATTTGGCTATAAGCCTCTCAGCCATTGCGAGTTGGCCGGCTAGGTATGCCGGATCGTTTGGGTCGGCTACCATATATCCACTTTTATTTGGAACTATATCTAAATTTCCATTTAGCCATTGTTCTAAAATAGCAGCATCTTCAGTCTTTGGATTGCCCTTTCCGTCAATCCATTTGTAAATACGATAAGAAGGAATGCCTGTTTCCTTAGACATTTTCAATACAGACTTTGATTCCTTTGAAAGTTTATCGTTAATCCTCTCAATTATTTGCATAAATTCTAAATTTCGACAAAAGGCTAAGATAAATTTGGATAAAGTTCCAAACGGCTTTACATTTGTTTCAACAAACGTTTCAACGAATATACTAAAACTGATTATAGGATGAAACTTTCAAAGAAGGCTATCAAGAAGATCGACAGACCAATGAGGCAAAAGCTAGCGATAGCGTTGGGGTTTAGCGAATACTGGGTAGGTCGTTTGGTGAAGAAGAACAAGTCAAACGGCCCCCTTGTTGCCCCGCCGGCGCTGTTAGTTCTCAGGCAAGAAACTGGATTGCAGGATGAGGATATACTTGAAGCTGCAGCAACTGTTACTACAAAGTAGTCGCAAACCTTGCTAAAAAGTTTCATACGTCAAAGCCAAACCAACTCACTTAACAATATTTTATGTCTGACATCGAAAAAAAGATAGACCGCCTGTTACGTGAAGTGCAGAGTTTGAAGAAGGTGCAGAACAAGGAAACATGGGTAAGCTGTAGCTGGGTATCTGATGTGACAGGATGGAATAAGAGTAAGCTACAGATGGCAAGGCAACAACATATTATTGAGTATAAAGAAAGCCCCGGCGGCGGCTACCTCTACAAGCTCGAATCCATCCCCGAGCAGTTCATTAAAAAAGTTTCCTAACCATCAATACAATACCATGAAAAAGTCTACACAAATTCTGATCGGCGCACTTGTTATTGCCGCCATCTATTTTGTGAACTCATTATTTCAGTAACCGTAATAATCGTACCCATGAAACAATTTCGCGTAACCCTTAAGTACATCATCAACGATCACACGCTCTCCTTATCAACAGTGATACCGGCGTACAACGAAAACAGTGCTATAAGCAGATGCATCGAGGCGAATAATATAACGAGTGTGGTTGAGCAGAAAGCTGACGTTTTAAATAACTAAACTATATGGAAACACAATTTACACCTGGCCCGTGGCATGTACATGATAACGTATCATACGAAAAGATACACGAGCGAAACATCGGCACATATGATATTAAAACCACCCCGCCAGGCGCACTAGAAGATTCCATCTGGCTGGCAGACGTAAAGCCGTATGATGTGTCAGGGTTTACCAGTAAAGAGACGGCGTGCGCGAATGCTCACCTCATCGCCTCAGCCCCTGACATGTTCGAAGTGATTAAAGGATTGTACGAGTACAGTAAAAAGTCAGGTGTTAAATCCTATATGTACGAAGAGATCGAGGCTGCTTACCTAAAAGCCACCGAGCAAGCTATTTCTCCTATAGAAAACCAGTAACCCCCTACAAATGAAAGACCGAAAGACCGTACCCCTGACCGTTGAGCAGGCGTTGAGAGCTTGCGAAAGATTCACTAATCTTCAAACTCGTAAAGATGAAAGTAATCTGCGTAAAACCAATAGATAATCCCAGCCCCAGCGCAATGAATAAGCCTCGGCCTAAAGTGGGAGATATAGACACTGTTGTTGACGAAGTGAAATATGATAGCATTGTTTATTATGAACTGGGAAGATTCGGCTATGATATGTTATATGCCTCCAATTGCTTTTCAACCCTAAGCACCGATCTCGACGAAACCGCCCTCGTGACCGAAGAGTTTGAAGAAAAATATTGTGTACCGGTAAATCAGTAATCATGTTAGCTACTGAACAGCAAATAAAGATGGCGGCGAAATTATACCAGTGTCGTGATGCGGCTAAGGCGTTGCATGGTGCCGAATATGAGACAGAACTTAAATGGTATATAGCACGGATATACGATTACCAGAAGAGTCAGAAAGTAGAAACATTACCTGCCGTATCAGCTATATGCAGCCGGCCAATAGTAAAAGAGAACCCAAGTGCTATAATGATGTTCATGGCAGCCGCTGTTGAGATTATTGAACCGTCAAAAGATTAACATATGTACACATTCGAACAACTTAAAGACGACGTCCGCAAAGAGGCCGAAGCGCTGAAGATTCACGCGACGAAGGAGGAGAGGGAGAGGTTGGATATCGCCAATCTTAATGCAGTTGACCCTGAGAAATGTATATATGGTTTGCTTACTGGCGAATGCGATTCGGATCGAGCCGATGAATTAATTCAGGCATGTAATAAAATACTGCTACAATACGAGCCGTGCAGCGAAAATCTTATGGTGGTAGAAGGATTTAAGAAATGGAGATGGTCACCAATTGAGGTGTACATAGGAAAGGAAGAGTCCAACAACGCCTCACTAATCTCTTTCCTGCGCGGTGAGACTGAAACGTTAGAACTATGACGCCAAAAGTAAAAGCAAAGGAGCTTGTTAACGAAAAGTATTACCAGCCGTTAACGCTGCACCTGAACGTTAACAATAATAGTAAGGAGATGTGGGAATATGCAAAGCGGTGCGCATTAATAATGGTAGATGAAATATTGCCCAATACATGGAAGCTGACCACATATAAAAAGAGCTTTGGGTTTATAGATGTTGATCAGGGACTTACAACAGAGTATTGGGAAGATGTGAAAAAAGAAATTCAACAACTATGACAACCGCCATCGAACCCCATCCCGACCAGGTTAGCGACTACCACCGCCTCAAAGCCATCCGTCGCGGCTCCATGCAGGCAATAGAAGACAAGGCGATTGCGGAGTATATGAGGTTGTTTGACGAGCAAGGGAGAGAGGCGGCAGAAAAAGAGTTTTTTAAACATTTTAATAAAGGCAAAGATGTCAGACAAGAAACTATACTACAAGTACGATAATGGTGATACGCCGATTATCTGTAAGCTGGATGATGTTAAGGATATGCTCGATGCTGAAGCCAGCGACTATAACGAGGAAACAAATAAAGCTGATGAACCACACTGGACTATCACTTTGGTGTTCCTGACTGATGAAGAATTTGCTAACCTGCCTGAAGCCTAATCCCATGATCACCCTCGAATTCCAACTACACATCGACCCGTCACTCTACGGGTTCAAGTTCAAAGATGCCAACTATGCAACTGTAAAGTATGGCACCGAGAAAGTGGGCGATAACATCATCGTTGCAGTCTCAGGCATCGAGTTAGGCCCGACGTTGTTAATCGCGATCACCGACCGGGAGAGACTAATAAGAGAGGCAGAGGCGGCAGCGAGAAATAACGCAGAGGCGTATTGGGAGAACAGGCCAGCAGATGTAATGACAGGAATAATAAGCGGCTTTGCGCCTTATATATAATTATCAGGACGGTGGGGCGCCCATGGCCCCTTTTATTAAGCTCTTTCAAATTTCTAATACTACAAGGACGTGCGCGTAATGGCGGCTCCCCCTTGTCCGTAGGCTTGACCTACGGGGGATAACTGGAAGTCTTTGTTTAGTAATGTTATTCCGAAGTACAACAAAGCGGGTTTGCTTCTTTACTGTGACAAAAGGAAGATGATAGCCGGAAATAAACCGGCCCCTAACGGGAATAGAAGTTCTTTTAAGATACGTATTGATTGTTACAGCCGGTTACGTGACGCTGCCGGATTAAAGTCTGATAAGCGGGGAATAAAGTCATCCGAAGACAACATCAATACAATTTTATTAATGGCGCTTCATGGTAGCAAGAGTGCTAAGTAAGGTGGCAACTGAAAACAGCACGATGACGGCGAGAGTAAGCAGCTACGGTAGCGGAAACCTGGTTCACGTATAAAGGTGACAGATGTTAGCCAATTGGACGATCCGCGCCTTACGCCAACACACTAATAGAGGTACGCCCCTAAGCCGCTCCGGGTAAGTGAGCGGCAAACGCAAGTGTAGCAGAATTGGTAAACGCAGCGGGCGACATGCCCGGCTAAAAAAAGGCGCGAAAACAGGATGTGGAAGTCTGACGATAGTGCCATAAAAATGATTGCGCTTCCAACGTGATCATTGAGGGTTCGAATCCCTTCGCTTGCACGAAAAACATTCTACCCAATGGAACTTATATTCTGGACGTCAGTTGGACTGTCCATTGTAGCAGTGATCAGCGTAGTGATACTAATTATTAAATTCTATAACCCTAACCCTTTACGTATGATACCTGGAATACTCGCCTTTGTTTTTTTCGCGCTGTTTGTGATTCTGATTCGCATTGTCCGTAACATTTTCCGGCCCGAGAGGAGAGAGGCGCGGCGTATAAAAAGGGCGCAAGGCAGAGCAAAGATTATCGACGTAAAAGATATATCAGGCTATGAATATGATCACTCATTCAGTGAACAGCCGTATAACCCTTATGAATTGTATAACTGATGACGGCCATCGCTGAGATAATTGAGACGTTGAAGTGGTTATTGCTGGCGGCTTATGGCTCGGTTAAGATCTGGAAGTATTGTATTAGGAGTAAACGATATTAAGATACGCTACAAATCAGACCTATACCAAGGACTCCGGCCTTATTCTTAGGGCTGGATTTTAAAAAGATTAAACGCTCTTTTCATAATTAAAGGAGTACGATCAATAACCAGGCTGGTATCGACCCAGCCGGTTTCTTAAACTCTTCCGGGCATACGCTCGTGGTCTCGGTGCCGACCTATCAAAAACAGCACACGGGTTGCTCACGTACGGGCGCAACCGGTCGGTGAATAATATTGGCAGCCGGTAGTTCAAAGTCGGTTTGTGTGGATCGGGGTGTTTAGTCTTACTCGCCCCAACTCCCTACGGATTTTTCATGGATTACCTCCCGTCGATCGGGCGGGAGGGTTTTAAGACAACTTACAAATAAGTATATGGGCAGAGAAATATTATTCAGAGGTCAGTCAGTTAAAACGGGCAAGTGGGTATGGGGTAGCCTTATTCAAAACGGGGAATATGATTACGCAATCTATGACTGCAACGAGCACTCAGATTATAATGGTGAAGAAGTAGTCGAAGAGACAGTTGGTCAGTACACAAATATGAATGATAAAAAGGGTCATCGGATTTTTGAAGGTGACATTGTGAAGTTCCATTATTTTTTTCAATCACTGGGCGAAGGGCTAGGAGTACAAGAGTCGGAACATGAACTTATTGGTAAGGTTACGTGGGGTAGTTACGGCTGGGGAATAGACGCAGTAAAAGGGGAACATTGGCAGGGATATACCGGATATGATGCCGGGGAAGGCGATACATCTTTTATGGAATTACATGAGTTAAACCCAGGCTCACCACATGAGGAAAGCTTTGATGTCATCGGTAACATTCATCAAAATAAAGAACTATTAACCCCCTAACCATGCAATACATCTTCCGCGGTCTAACCGCTGACAACAAATGGGTATACGGCAGCTTAATACAACGTACTGATGGCATCGGCAAACTGTCACTGATCGAGGTGCAGGATAAGGACGGCGAGATAACAGTGTGGCAGGTGAAGGATGATAGTGTGGGGATGTGGACGACAAAGACTGATAAAAATGGGAAAAGGATTTTCGAGGGAGACATTGTGCAATTCGTGTCTACAGAGTCGTATGAATATGATGCCGATTATGATTATGAAAAGTTGGGCAATACACCGGTGAAATCAGCCATGGCATGGAATGACGACGCTTGTGGATTTAGAGCCTTAGCACAATCAAGGTTCAAGGTTACAATTAACATGTTAGAAGTGGTTGGCACAATTTACGAGAACCCCGAACTCTTAACCCCCGCTAAATAATATGAAAAAGCAAATAACTGTAAGAGAACATTCTGCAAAGACTATTGAAGTTGAAATTCCTAGCTATTACAACTTTCATGGCAAGTATACAGCAATAACTGATCATGCTGTAATTAATGTATGGTCTGGGCTGCACATGATTTCTTTCATTTTGGCAAGTAATGTAGAGCGATATAATCAAGCAATTGACGATGTATTCGGATTATTTACTATCGAGCCATGCACCAAAGAAGAATTTGACACCGCATTCAACAACACTATTAAATGCCTGACTGAGCAATATCAGTTATCGATGAATATGTTAGACCCAAAAGAGCAAACAGCAGCAGAAGGCCAGGAGCAAGCAGTTGAATCAGCAGCGCAGGACACTGCTATGGAAGTAACAGAAAGCGCCGAAGCAACTGAAGAATAGTTAAAGTGGGAGGTGCGGAGCCCTCAGACGGGGGCTCCTTTTAAAAACACAATCATTACATAATCGGATTAAAGTTAAATCATTTTTTTATGACAGGACGTATACAGAGCAGAAAATCAGAATCTGCCGCTAGTACGCTGCCGGAGATCGGCAAGGTAAAAATAGGGGAGAAAGCCCCCAACGGTAATTACCCTCGCTCGTTAGACTACTTTAAACCTACTGGCAACTTCGCTAATGAGTTTACCATGAAGTACGGTGATAAGCCAACAAAGCTCTCAGTATGCTTTATCAGCGATGACCTCAACGAGGTCTGTAATGAACGTTTTGAAAGCTGGGTTAAAGGTAAACGTTGGGGTTGGGGCGACGGATCTACGTTCTCCGTATGGGATGCAACAGCGCTTGAAGGCAAGGGAACATATGTGCATGGCTTACCCGCTGCCGACCCGCGTGTTAAAGCCCTCAAATGGGATGTGATGCTTACCCTTCGTTTCGTGTTGTTGGAACTTAAAGGCATAATGGGTTATTGGAGATTCGAAACAAAAGCAAAAGCAACTACCATTCCATCGATAGTAAAGGCATTCGACTTTGTAAAAGAACGCGCCAATACAATTATCGGCTTCCCTTTCAACCTTACGATAGAACGCAAAACGGGTTATAGCCCAGGCGAGGCTAAGAATTACCCAGTAGTTAGCCTGGTGCCGAATTTCTCTCAGGACGCTATTGAAATGGTTAGCGAGTATGTTGCAGCTGGTGGTAATGTGCATAAGATTACTACGGCCATGATCGAACAAAAGAAAGTGTTAGCTGATGCAGATAAAAAATTATTAACCGATTCAACACAGGGAGGTGCGCAATGAAATTCGAATTAGTCCCTACTGAATGGTTTGACCCCAATGCAATACGATTGCCATCTTATAAAGTAGGACGGGTGAACTACGGTAATGGCCGGTCATACATCCGTCTAAACGAAGACGGTTCACTTGAACAGCCGTTCCGACTATACACCTCACTCACTACCGCCATTAACTCATGTGCGCCAATGGAACGGCCATTACTTGAATGGTACTGCAAGTGGGGGTTAGCTGAAGCTGAGCGGCTTGTTAAACTCAGCCAGCATTACGGCACATTGATGCACCAAGAGATCGGGTTCTATCTCACAATGAACTATTACGACTTTGATACCATTCAGGAAAGAGTATCCGGGTATTTGTCAGCACACAACTACTGGCAGCCTGAAACCGATAAATGGGCTGATGATCTGAAATACGATATAACAGCTTTCATAGCCTTCGCACAAGAACACGAAGTAGTGCCGATGGGTATTGAGTATGTGTTGCTATCTGAAAAGGGATTCGGCACTCTTATCGACCTGGTATGCAAAATGAAGATCAAAGAAAAAGGCTTTCACGGCGAAGTATATAAGACCGGCGATAATAAAGGCCAGCCAAAGGAAACCTTCAAGGTTGTCGAAAAGACTGCCATTATCAACTTTAAATCAGGCAAGCATGGGTTCTACCGCTCGAATGGCATTCAGATCGAATGTGAGCGCCAATTGTGGGAGGAAAACTTCCCTGATGTAAAGATAGATGCAGCCATGAATTGGGCGCCTAAAGAGTGGCGTATCGCTCCTGATTGGTCTCTGAAAGATTGGACGGGCGATATTGAGCAGGCCGAAGTTGATGCTATGCTTGCGTTAGCTGAAATCCGTTACGCATCCAAGGCTATCAATAAAAAGTACATGCGTATAGAAGGGCAGGCATTCAGCACCCGGCCCGTAACCGACTGCATCGTCAACCAGACTGCAGAGGAGTACTGCTATGGAAAGTACAGTGATCTTATGGCGCCGGTAGTAGTTGCCCATCACGACCCTGAAGTTAACGCCACAATTGTTGAGTGATGGAAGCAACCTTACAGATACGACGAGTTGAAGATTGCATGGAGTGGCTGGAAGCCCAGGCAGAAAGTTATACCGCATCACAATCAATCGCATGGTTGATTGATCAGATGGGTCTTTTGTGCAAGGCTATGGCATTCGTGAATAATCAAATGGCAGTTGCGAAGAGAGCGTTGAATAAAAAAAAGGTGGAAGCATACAACAATCTGGTAACAGGCGAGAATAGCGAGTTTTTCAGCCCGTCTCTTGCAAAAGACTACATAAATGCAAAATTGGATCAAGAGCAATATGAATATGATATGTGTGAAAGGTGCAGCCGAACAGTGTTGCACACAATCGAAGCATTAAGGACCTGTATATCCGCCCTGAAAATTGAGAGTCAAACAACCAATTATTCACATTAAAATAATGGAATGGAACATTGGAAACAAATTGAATTTGGGAATGGCAAATATTCTGTTTCAGATTCAGGTAACGTAAAAAACAATATTACAGGCAAATTACTAAGCTCTCAAATACAAAACTCTGGGTATCGCTTAGTTCACTTGCACGATAACGGAAAAAGAAAAGCCTCGACAATACATCGCCTTGTTGCATTGGCTTTCATAGATAACCCTGAATTAAAAACAATGGTGGATCATATTGATTGCAATAAGTTGAATAACCATGTTTCCAATTTAAGGTGGGTTACCGCTTGTGAAAATGGTAAATACGCTGTAGAGAATGGGCTATTTAAAAACGCTGCATTAAAAGCTAAGGACAGAATGAAGAAGATTGGGCGAGCATTTTCTAAAGCGAATGGCGAAAGACTAATTGCAATGAACGCTAAAAAAAGAAAACCAGTGCTTCAGTTATCGTTGAAGGGCGAATTTATTAAAGAGTGGCCATCGGTTAGGGCAATACGAAATGCTAATATCGCACATAATGTAGGGAAAGTATTAAAAGGAATATATGAGCAGTCGGGCGGGTATAAGTGGATATTCAAGGAGCCCGACCCACATCAAAAATTAACGATGGATTTATAGCCATCGTTTTAAGCAACGATATATCGACGATTAACAATATATAAAAAAGGAATTCACAATTACAAAATCAATAACAATGTCAACAGTAACCAAAGACACTAGCATCCTTAACCTGGCTACGAAAAAGCAGACAGAGGTAATTCGCCACACATTCAGCGAGGAAGAAATTAATGCAATGAACGGAACCATTTCCTCTAACCTTCGCAAGAGCTATGACCTTCAAAGTGCGCTGGATGAAATAAAAGAAGAGTATAAAGGCAAAATGAAGCCACTCGAAAAAGAGAACAGGGTTCTTCTAAAACAAACCAAAGATGGGTTTGTAGATCGCGATCAGGAGGTGTATTTAATTCCTGACTATGACAACCGGATCATGGAGCTGTACGACGAGAACGGAATAAAGGTGGGTGACCGTAAGATGTTAATGCAAGAGCTGCAAGGCCATCTTGATTTAAAATAATTATTCACCCATCAAAATAAAAAAATGGATCACAATTTCACAATTACGCCGTCTGGCGATACAATGGTTATCCGTACCGGCGAGGCTGAAAAGATTTACCCTCCACGGAAAGTAAATATTAGCGGCAATATTCAGGCGCCAAGTGAGTATTTTAATAAACGTGCTCCACAAATTGCCGACAAGCTACATCTTACTCATGTTGTGGTGGATATTGAAAATCTAACGATTAACCTTGTTATCAACGAAACAAATGAATTTGCCGAATTCGTTTCAGGCAAGCTTGAACACTTTAAGGAGTTCGTTGATTTCGGTATTAACCGCCAGAAGAAATATGGCATTCAGGAGCTATATAAGATGCTGAAGCTGAAACGTGCATACTTCCAACGGCGCGAAGATCACGCAATAATACTCGAACAGCTTCGGAAGTTTGAAGCCAAAACCGAGGTTGAGTTTCAGAGCATGAATGACTTCAAAGGCGCTACGGCCATGAAGAAAATCGAAACGTGTAAGACCAATCTCACTTACAACTTCGTTCTGAACATCCCAATCTTTAAAGGATTCGAAGCTGCTACGTTCCCAGTAGAGATCGAGTTTGAGCCGCATGACGGCGGCATTATTTGCTGGCTTGTTTCACAAGACCTGGCAGAGCTTGAAATCAAAAACCGTGACGAAATCATGGCTAAAGAAATCGAGCAGTTCAAAAGTGTTGTAGTTGTCAAGAAATAATGATGTAGTGACCCAACCCCCGAAAATTGTGAAGTATGAATGTACACCATCCAAAAGTTAAAAAGATTCTTAGGCAATGTGAGCGCAGAATAATGAAGCTAACAGGCAGAAGCCCAATAAGCATCTTCATACTAAACTCATACCCGGCAACTATCCCTTATGAGGACATCGAAAGAATTGTGTGCGAAGTGACCGGCATAAGCCCTGAACTTGCAAAGTTGAAATCCCGTAGAACGGAATACAAAGTGACGCGACAACTGCTTTGTTTTTACGCCAGAGCGCATACGTCAATGTGCTACAGATTAATTGGCGAGAAGGTTAATCTTACTGATCACGCTACGGTAATGCACGGAATCAAAAGAATAAAAGGGCTTATCGAATCTGATGATATAGAGATAAGCCGGTATGCAAAAGAAATAAACATCAGGATCGCGCAGCTAAAGGCTGGGTAATAAAAATATTTACCCCGTTTTGATTTTGGTAATAATAGAGGGGTATAGATTTCCACTTTTAATCCGTGCCCCTAAATCCGAATCATATGGGGGTTACCAACCAAACTTACAGTGAGAAATTAAAAAGCGCTAACTGGCAAATGAAACGCCTGAAGATATTCCAGCGTGACAAATGCACATGCTTATCCTGCAATAGAGATTGCCTAAAGGAAGGGCTGTCAATGCATGTGCATCATATCAAATACCTGCCTAACCTGGAACCGTGGGAGTATGACGATTGCTATCTGGTTACCTACTGCGAGTTATGCCACAACACCGAACACATGATCGGCGGCCAGGTAGATGAGATCCTGATTGAGCTAATCCGTAAGAACGTAATATTTATTAAACCGGTCACTCAGATAAACACCCTTATCGAAAAGTGGCCGGAGTTCCACACAAGGCTAAAAGCTTTTTTAGATGAATCGATGATGAATTATCTGAAAACCATAAATCCGAATCCAAATGTCTGAAACTACCGGTTGGATCAAGTTGCACAGAAAATTATTAAAGAACCCAGTTGTAATGAAAGACGGCGACCATTTAGCGGTGTGGGTTTACCTGCTTTTGAATGCAACCCGTGTTGTTCACGATTCCATTTTTGACGGCAAAAAAGTTCAATTACAACCTGGTCAATTAATAATTGGACGCCGTAGAATCGGCTCTGACATGGGGATTCACGAAAGTAAGGTGCAACGAATTTTAAAATGTTTCGAAAGTGAACACCTGTTTAAACAACAGACAAGCTCTAAAAGTCGCTTAATATCAATACTTAAGTGGAAAGAATACCAGATAAGTGAACAGGCTAGTGAACAACAAATGAACAACAAGCGAACAACAAGTGAACAACAAGCGAACACTATACAAGAAGTATTAGAAGTTAAAGAAGAAAGAGAAGTAGAGAAGACCACGCGCGAAAAATTTTTTGACAACCAAATCCTAGTTCAAAGCATTTTCATGAGGTGGGGCATTACCCTGGATCAGTTAAACGAAATGCTTAACGCCTTCGACATGCATCTTGTCGCTGAAGGCAAAAGTGGAATTACGGACGCAGAGTACCGTAGCTACTTCCACAACTGGGGTGTCAAAAGATACACAAACTACAAAGGCAGTTTTACTCAAAACGGGATGGTATTCTGATGAAAACGAATTGGGAAAAGTATGGAATTGATATTGGCAAGGTTACAGGTGGCAAGACTTTTTGCCCCAAATGTCACGCAAGCCGAAAGCATAAGAAGGATAGATCGTTAAGTGTAGATAAAGAGACAGGAGCATTTAACTGTCACAATTGCGGGTATAGGGGGTATGCAGTTGAAGTCGAGCGGCAACGAAAGGAATATGTTAAGCCTGTGCCGCGCTTGGAAAAGTTGAGCGAGAAGGCGTTAAGATGGTTCGAACAGGACAGGGGAATATCCAATAACACTCTCCTTCGGTTGAAGATAACGGAAGCAAAAGAGTGGATGCCTCTGTTCGAAAGTGAAGTTGCAACTATCTGCTTTAACTACTACCGGAATGAAGAGCTGGTAAATATCAAGTTCAGAGGCCCTCAGAAGTCGTTTAAGATGGCAAAAGATGCCGAGTTGATATTCTACAACCTTGACTCTCTAAGCGGCAGTAATGAGGCTGTAATCGTCGAGGGCGAGATTGATGCTTTAACGCTTCATGAGTGCGGGATTTACAATGTCGTTAGTGTTCCTAACGGCGCAAGCAAGGGAAGTATGAAGCTGGAGTATCTCGATAACTGCTGGCAGGATTTCGAAGGAAAGAATAAAATCATTATAGCTACAGATGGTGATTCGCCGGGTGTGGAATTACGGGAAGAATTGGCTCGACGATTAGGCAAAGAAAGGTGTTACACGGTTGCATATCCTGACGGCTGCAAAGACGCAAATGAAGTGCTACTAAAGTTCGGACGTGATAAGGTTATAGAGGTATTCACTCAAGCGAAGGAATGGCCATTAGAAGGGATTATTACGATGGATGAAATGTTCGATACAATTCAGGGCTGGTATGAAAAGGGTTATCCCCCTGGTGCCAAAGCTGGCATAACCGGGTTCGACAAGCTGCTGACATTCACAACCAAACAGGTAACTACCATTACCGGCATACCTGGCCATGGTAAAGACGAGTTTACCAATTTGATCTTAGCCCGTACGGCGATCAATTGCGGCTGGAAATGGGGGTGTGCTGATTTTGAAGAAGAGCCAGAGCAAACAGTAACGAAGCTGGCAGAAAAGATTCATGGTAAATCTTTTGATTTCAGGAAAGATCCATTTCACCGATTGTCGCCAGCGGAATACATGGACGCCATAGGGCTAATAGATCAGCACTTCTACTTTTATAAAACTGAAGAAATAGAAACCGATATTGATTCATTGCTTGCGATTGCTGACCGGTTGGTGTTGAAATATGGTATTCGCGGATTGAGGCTTAACCCATGGAACTGGATTGAAAACAATACCGGTTTGGATGGTACTGAGTATGTAAGTGCAGTTTACACCAAGATTATTAAGTGGGCTAGAAAGCGAGACGTACATGTGTTTGTTATCGCCCACACTACAAAGATTGGAAAGGATAAGGCAGGCAAATTCGAAATACCCAACCTGTATAACATTTCCGGTTCAGCGCACTTTTACAACAAAACACATAACGGTATAACTGTTTACCTCGATGTTGCAACCGGATTCACGACCGTATACGTTCAGAAGGTAAAACAAAGTTGGTTAGGCCAAAAGGGATATGTTGTTTTCAAATTCGATACTTATACCAGAAAGTACGAGTTTATTGAATTGCAAACTGTACACCATTCGCCGAAACAGGATGAAGAAAAAGAGCCGCCCAAAGAATTGGGTTTAGGGAAGTGGCGACAGTTGCCACCTGAGCCGGACGAAACAAATGATTATTATGAAAAAGACGACGATGCGCCATTCTAAATATAACTACTACATCGGCATTGACGCCGGTACAACAACGGGCCTGTGTGTCTGGGAAAGAGACGAGAAGCAAATCAAGCAGCTCGATTCTATGCCGATTCATAAAGCCATGAACGAAATAGGTTATTGGAACCGGTTCGCCCCTGGTCAGGTTTTCGTCCGGTTGGAAGATGCCCGCCTGCGTAAATGGATACCGAGACAGAAAACGGAATCAGCGGAACGAGGCAGGCGTGAAGGCGCGGGTTATGTCAAAGCTCACTGCGCAATCTGGGAAGCGTTTCTGAAAGATCTGGGCGTGCCTTATGAGTTAGTGCCGCCGAAGAACAACAAGACGAAAGTAAAGGCTGAATACTTCGCTAAGTTGACCGGGTATCAGGAACGAACGAACGAACATTCAAGAGACGCCGCAATGTTGGTAGTCGGCATGTAATTAACTAACAAAATCAACTCCCCGCCTCCCAATCGGCGATAATAGAATGAATAATCACATAAACATATCAGCCTTATTTGTCCGCAAGGATAGCGTTTATAAGTCGCTAGTAGTTGACTGCTGGGATATTGAAAGGGATGCAAGGCTATGGCCCGGTGGCAATCCTGTTATTGCGCACCCGCCTTGTAGATCATGGGGCAAGTTATCGCATTTTGCAAGACCTAGAGACGGTGAAAAGGGATATGCAATAAAATGCATTGAATGGATAAGGCAGTGGGGAGGGGTATTAGAGCATCCTGCGGCTTCAAGGTTATGGCCGGAGCTCAAGTTGCCGCTACCTGGTTATTACGATGAATATGGCGGGTTTAGTATCTGTATTGATCAGTTCTGGTTTGGGCATAAGGCACAAAAGAGGACTTTACTGTATATCTGTGGGTGTAGTCAGAGTGATTTGCCCCCAATACCAATACGGTTTGATGCAGTTACCCACTGTGTTAGCGTAAATAAAAAGAACAAATTTGGGCGCCGACCAGGTTTGAAAAAAGAGATTACCAAAGTAGAGCGCGAACAAACCCCTGTTGAATTAGCTGAGTGGTTAATTAAAGTAGCCGTTCAATGTAAATCAAAATCAATTGTATGCATGTGAATACAAACCACCCCTACCTCATCGGCATCGACCCTGGTGTTACAACCGGTCTGTGCATCTATTACAAGCCAGAGAAGCGGATATGCCAACTGCGATCAGGCTCGCTGCTCGAAATGCTTTTCCTGCTGAGGGAATCGATCTGGTGGGAAAGGATTAATAACGATAAGGTATTTATCAGGATGGAGGACGCCCGCCTGAGAACCTGGGTACCGTGGCAAAAGAATGAGATAGCTGAACGAGGCCGGCGCGAAGGTGCTGGTTACGTCAAAGCCCACTGTGCTATTTGGGAGGATTGGTTTAAGATCGTTGGCATCCCTCATGAGCTTGTGGCGCCGAAGAACAATAAGACAAAGGTGACCGCCGAATACTTTAAGAAGTTGACGGGGTATGATGAGCGGACGAATGAGCACCAAAGAGATAGTGCGATGCTTTGCGTAGGCTACTAATTGAAAAATATTTAAAAAAGGAGATATGAAAGTACTTCACCTAACGCTGAAAAAGAAATGGTTTGACATGATCGCCAGCGGTGAGAAAAAGGAAGAGTACCGGGAACTAAAAGCATATTGGATGACACGGCTGCTTAACCAGCATGGCGATAGCTTCAAAAGTTTTGATGTTATCCATTTTAAAAATGGGTACAACCCAAATGCGCCAACAATGGATGTTGAATGTAAAGGAATTGAGGTTGGCGAAGGCAACCCAAAGTGGGGCTGCAATAAGAGAACGTTTATAATCAAGTTGGGCAAGATACTATCGATAAACAATTACTCACCCCTCACCTCAAAAGTAAACGCATGAACCTAATAGACTATCTCCCTTATTACCTCGGCTGCGACTACTGGACTAATAACAGTCAAGGCAACCTGAATGCTAAAACACTGCATGATGTGATTGATGTGGTTAAGAGAGGCATGGATGTACGGTTGCATTTGAGGCGAACGACCGATCTGACCGAAGAAGAAGCTGCCCATCTGGCCCTTATCTATAGTGGCGCCAAAAAGGTGATTAAAACGCAAGGTGTAGCAAGTAACTGGCATTACTTCTTTTGTCACTTCAATGACAATGAAGACTGTGAGCAATTAGTTATTGGATCAGATGGTTGCGCATGGTATCGGCACTATTTCGATGAGAAAGAACCGGGCAGCAGGAATATTGTAAATGAGCACAAGGCTACGCACTACCTCCTGTGCCAACGCTTCGACCTATTCAACCTTATTGATAACGGCCTCGCCTTAGACGCTAAAACTATAACACCATGAAACGCCTCCTCCTCTTCCTGCTCTGCCAGGGTAGCTTAGACGGATTTAGTCAGACAGCTGATAATGACGGCATTTACCTACATGAGTTAGGTCTTGCTTGTAAGTGCTCGCAGTGCACAGCAGCCGCCAAACCTGACACCCTCGCCGCTCACCTCTTAGTCTCTCACCGTCCCCCGTCATTCGGCCATAGCATAGAGGGGTACTGCATTGTCATTAATGATGTCTGTACGGGCAGGCATCTTGTATACCGGCGTAAGAAGTTCGTCGAAATAAAGCCGCCGTATGATGTATGGAGGTGTATAAGGAAGGAGGTGGGCCGTGATTAACATAAGAGAAAATTATTGGGTGGTCGAGGTGCCGGAAGATGCCAGAAACTTTCGTATTGGAAAATCAGAACGATTGAAGGGCAATGTTTTTTACAACACAACACTTGATTATTTCGCAGGAAGCCAAGTTATTGAATTGGGTTCCGGCACATATCAAATCATCTGCACCCTCAAAGACGCAACGTACACCCAGGCCGCTGAGATCGTCGAGCATGACGGCGACGGGTTCAAAGACTACAACCCAAACAACTTTCATTTCGACCTGCCGCTCATGAGTCCCTTTGATTCGCTGCGGTCATTGTTTACGGCAAAAGGGTGTGACTTAAACAACAATTATTTAATCATTAAAAAAGGGTAAGATGTGCATCAAGAATCCTAAGCGTTTTCTATTCTGGGAATATTACGGTGACTGCAAAAATAAGGTGGTGAGGTTTGGCCGATTCATGGAGTGTTCCAGCCAATTTGTCGCAACGTTTGAATGTGTGTTATGTGGTCGCCAAACTAAACAACATTTCGTTTCAGAGGATACGCTTCTTGAAATGGGCGTGCCGATAGAAACAATTATTGAAAATAGAAAAAAGTTATACTAATGGCAAAAAATAAACCAGGCATTCACCTTCTCGAAACAAAAGGTGCAGTTATCCACCACAAGCCGAGGACGTACGCCAAGCAATACTACTGGCATATCGTCGCCCGTAACGGTCGCATCATCGCCCGAAGTTCTGAAACATATACACGGAAGGCGGGAGCGGTGAAGAGTATAAAAATCGTTTCAAAAATATTTTGCACTAATCCGGCATGGAATAGCTACTATGACCATAGCAAACCCGATTCGCCACTTCAAAGTTATTTATGAGTGAGAGATTACACGCACTTAAAGTCGGAGATAAAATATGGTTCGAAGACGAGAAGCAAGGGTATACGGTGAAGGCTTGTGATGATCGTTATGCTATCTGTACAAAACCGTTCAACCCACTTAAAACAGTACTCTATACAATTGTGGATTTTAAGGAAGGTATTCGTGGCAGGAACAACCTTATATTCAATATTTACGATTATAAAAAACAGGAAGATATTGATGAATGTCTTAAGGATTTAAATGCAGAAGTAGATCCAACTAGGGTGTCTCACAGGCATCATGTAGCATTAGTGGTTACAAAAGTGCAGCACAACCAACAAAAGGAGGCCAACAATGAAACTCATTAAACTTCTGGCCTGCTTTATCACCGGCCACAAGTGGACAAGTAAGGCCATGAAGAATATAAAGCCAACAGAAACTGAATTGAAGTCCTACACCGGTTTTAAGCACTATGCAAAGATGTATTGTGATAGGTGCGGCAAGGAATCTAAATTGAATAACCGGTTATTAAACGCGACTGCCTTAAACACCTTGGCTTCACAATTGAGGCTGATAAGTGCATAATGTGTAGCATATTTCGACTATCAACAATTAATTTAAATAAATCAAATGAGCAAACTAAGTCAGGAAACGATTGACCGCATAAAGACTGATGCGATTAGCTGGTCAGAGAATCAATACGGCCATGACGATGTAAACAAAGATTATCTGGAAGGTGCGTTACATGAGGTGGGAAGGGCGCAGGGGTTAGTGGATGCGTTCGTAATAATATCTAAAGCTCCCATGCCAACCAATGACAGTGAAAGAGAATCATGGGTGATAGCCGCAAGAGCCACCGTGGTTGACGCCCTCGCCAAATACAAGGAGGTAAGTAATGAATAGCGAATGTAAATGCACATACCCGAACTACAACGCCTTCACCGGTCGCTGTATGACTTGCGGCGGGTTTCATAAGAAAGACCTTGACATGAGTTTCGATTACAAAAGCCGGGATTGGGAAGATAGTAATAGTAGGCCGGTTTGCGTTGCTTGTTTAAACGAAAGTAGAGCGCATCAAATACCGGGTAACTTTGAGCATACATGTGGTAAACGGGTCGATAACACCCAATTACCGGCTGAGGTAATGGAAGAAATAAACAAACTTCAGGACGATCTTACATCCATTATAATACTGGATGATAGTTTTAATAAGGGGTATTATTGTGGAATGAGAACGGGCATAGAAGCCGGTGCAACCGAATACGCCAGTAAGCTGCATGAGATTGAGCAAAAGAACCTAGAGCTAGATGAATGGAAGAGTCAGGCGATGTACTTGCTCAACCCCTTATATGAGTACGGGGATAATTCGAAAGAAATAAAGTTAGGCGAAAGTATTACAACATTTATCCTATCACGATGTAAGAAGTACGACGCCGCCCGCACCCTCCTCGAAAAAGTAAAATCCCGGCACGAAGCAGGATTGCTACCTGACCGGTTTTTATATGAAGAAATAAAAACGTTCCTAAAATGAAGCAGCCAACAACTCCATGCGCAATCGCTACACAAGAGCAAGTGCAAATAAACAGAGAGTTCCTTTTGTCGCAAGGATGGGTGCTTAAAAAAGAGTTCCCGCTATACGAATCGTTTGCTCACTCAAAGAACTCTGATATGATTTGCGCTATTGGCTTGTATGGTGAATTCAGTATTTGCCAACTCCATTGGTGTAATAAAACGCCTGAGCGTGAGTTTACGACGATTAATCCGGCCTTGACCAAAGAAGACTATTTCAAAATTCTTTCATTGCTAAACATCATTCTTTAATGGAACACAATATTGATCTAATAAAGCAAATCAGGGAAGCATACGCGAAAGAAGAAGGGTATAGCTCGTTTGCTAACATGGCGCTTAACGTGAATATAGTACCACGAGATTTAACAGAGATTGCAAAGCGATATGCAGAAGGCATGATCGCTGCCCTCCAATCCCGCTGCGACAGGTACGAGAAGGCGTTGAGGGAGGCGAGGACATGGGTTGTTGAGGCGTTAGAATCTGATCACACTGGAACCGTCATGTCTGCACAGAATGATTTAAAGCTGATTGACGAAGCCCTGAAGGGGGAAGGGGAGAAAGCGACGCCAACAAAGCAATGGTGGGAGGGCAAGGCTATGAGTGATATGCCGGAGTATGTACAAGTTATTAGCACAGAAATAGCAAAAGACACTGGCACTTATTGTAAGGTGTTTAAATGGAGCATCTTTAGTGACAACACATTTCCTAGCAATGGAGATTGGGGTGCTGAGATTGAAGGATATGAACCTATCTACTTGTGCCGTCCTGAGCTTAATTTTCCCGGCCAAGTATATGGCAGGCTACATGTAAGCCACTTATTACCCGCCACCGCTGCCGAATACAACGCCTACCTGCAAACACTAACCGTTAAATGATGGATAATGACAAATAAACTATACCATTGGATAAGATACGGCGGTAAGATTCCCCGTAAACTTAAAAAGAAAATATTGGGCAAAAAGATGAAGCGTAAAGAATTGCGCTTTATGATCCGCACTTTAAAGTTTGGCGAACCTATAAGGACAATGTATGAGCGACGGGAAATAAACCATGGTATGTTTTGCCCGAAGTGTGGCGAACGTGGGGCTGTTGGTACTGGGAATAAAACAACCTATCCGGAACATTGGGAGCAGTTCTATTGCGTTAGGTGCCACTATCAGGTGGCCGAGATTGACAATAGCCCGTTTATTCACGTATTAGAGGAGATGTATTGTAAATAGTAACTAACCCACAACAATAAATAAATGGAAAAGAAACTAACCATCCAATCCCACACCGGCGAGACTTACATCGTCCATAAGTATATCCTCGACAATGAAGGCAAGCAACATGTCTGGTGTAATGACTGGTATGGGCATCATGTGATAGGAGTGGATTGCGAGTGGGTGCAGACCGGCGCGGGGTGGATAAAGGCGAGCGAGCGGTTGCCGGAAAGGCACGTTGGTGTAATTGTTAGAAATATGAAAACCTGGCAAGTAAAGGTGATGACAAACTATGGGCATATTGCTGGCTGGGACGTCGGAATGGATCGCCAGTTCATGTGGGATAATACCGAATGGCTCGACGAAAGCGCCGGCGAAAAGGAGGTAGCCAATGGATAGTTTGATCTACCTGGCAATCCTAATAGCTGTATGTATTGTTTCAGGTTACGTAATAGGATATAACAATGGAAGGAATCAGCCCCGAAAGGTGACCCCCTACCAACTCAAACTGCAAACCGCCCTCATCGAAATAGGGAAAGAGGCTAATAAAATCACCCCTACCGATTCCGATATCGATCACTGCCATACAAAGCTACAGGAAGCAATAACCAAAGGCGACATTAGGGGCCAGCGGAAGTATGGGAGAATGTTGGCTGCTATGGTGGTGAAGTGGATGGTGGAGAGGGGGTGAAAATGTAATACTATGAAAGATAAACCAAAACAACTGGGAGAACTGGATATTGCCGTTCAATTCAGGCTGAAGGGCGGGAAGGTCATTTACCGGACTATTGACCATATGGAGTCGGTCAGGTGGGTTGCACAGACTAAACGGTGGTGTTTGAATTTGAAGACCAATAAGGCGGAATACCTGTTTTGTGATTTGTTTGTCGTGGAACATATTGAAAGTTCAAAATAAAGTGAAAGTCATATCTTTGTGAGACTGAATATTCATGACCAAATCATAATATGGCATTAGGAGGAGCAAGACCAGGCGCAGGGCGCAAGCCCAAGGTGGACGAGGAAAAGATCCGCGGGTTAGCTGTGTCTGCAATAGAAAAGAAGCATGGAGATCTTGAGACTGGGTTTATGAAGCTATTAGAAAGCAATGAGCCCAGCCTTATAAAATTCGTATGGGAGCATGCGGTAGGTAAGCCGAGGGATAAGATGGATGTTGATACGAGTCTCGTTGGGGGCCCTGCTGTCATCATTCAAATGCCGGCCGGAACCAATATTGACCTGCCTGATAATACCGAAGAACCCGACAACCTAGAAGATGAAGGAAGTCCAATTGTTCAAGAATGAGAAAAGCCCCTTGTATTGGGCCAACCTTACTGCTCAACAGAAGATTGTAATCAATCAGGGTGGAACATCCAGCGGGAAAACCGAGGCAATTATGCGAGTATTGTTTACTATCGCTATTATCCGCAAAGGGTATGTAATAACAGTCACCACTAACACGGTACCAAAGTTAAAGGAAGATGCTCTCCGCATCGCTAAGAACATTGCTAAGATACCTGAGATCAAGTTATTTATAAAAGACTACAATAGTACTGACCGTACATATACTTTCAATAACGACTCTATAATTGAGTTTAAGAGCTTCGAGGATGAAGAGGAAGCGAAGGGGGGTAAGCGTCACATACTCTACATTAATGAGGCTACCCGTATACCATACGCTATTTTCTACCAGGCTGATCTACGTACTAAGGTAAGAACCTACATGGACTATAACCCCACATCCTCGTTTTGGGTGCATGATAAGGTGATCAATTGCCCCACGGGGCCGAAGGGTAAGGAGTTTGACAGTGTGAAGGTTATACGTAGCTGGCATGAGCATAACCCATACTTGACGGATGCCGAGCACGCCCGTATAGAACGCATAGGCGACAGGGATCTGTTCAAGGTGTACGCCCGGGGATTAACCGGTAAACTACGAGGAACAATATACAATTGGGATGAGGTAGAAGCGTTCCCGTGGACCGATGGCGTTATCTGGTACGTTGACTGGGGGTTCTCTGAAAAAGAGACGGCCGATCCGACGGCATCCGGCCGTATAGCCTACAAGCCGTCTGACAGCGAATACGATTATGTGATCGATGAGTTATGTTATGCAAGAGGGTTGGCCCCTGATGTGCTTGCGGATATGATATGGAAGGCCGGCTACAAGACAGGTCAGCCTTGTTATTGCGATCATTCGCCGGAAGGGATACGAGCTTTGAGATTAAAAGGTATCGCCGCATTCCCCTTTACAAAGGGTCCAGGAAGCATTATTGCCGGGGTATTGTTTATGCGCAACAAGAAAGTAGCCTACACTTCTCGAAGTGAGAATATAAGGACCGAGGTTAGAAAGTACAAATTCCTTGAGATAGAAGGCATTGTCACCAACACCCCAATTGACGAGTTTAATCACCATATGGATGGGACCCGGGGAGCATGCCATACTCACCACCTTGTTACAGGTCAATAGATTTCAAATAAATTTGAAAGTTCAGAATTAAATGTAACTTAGCTTTTCCCGACGTACGCATGGGTAAGCTGAGTACGTTGACTATGGTTAACGAAATGGGCGTTATAAGTCTTACCACTTATGGCGCCCTTATTTATTTTATGGCAACAATTATTCTGAAAGACGAGATACTACTACCAGATGCGCGGGGCAGAGATTTCCCTTTTAAAAAAATAGAATGCAGTTGTTGGCAAAGATCAATTGGCTTTGAAGGTATCGAGGTGAGGATTGAAAATAAAAGCATCAGCATTCCTATCAATAACGTATTAGCCATTATCGAATGACCGACATCTGCATCCCACTCAATAACCGGTCAACGGTCAACAACTTGGAGCTGCGTTATTGTCTACGCAGCATCGAGAAGCATTTATCCCGCGTCGGCAACATCTTCATCATTGGCTATTGCCCTGATTGGGTTCAAAACATTATCCATATACCTACTGACGAAGACCCGCGTAACCGGTTCAGAGATCGTAATATCATGAACAAGATGCTGGCGGCGTGCAAGGATGAGCGCGTGAGTGATGACTTCCTGATGGTGCATGATGATCATTTCCTGTTGGTAAACTATGTAGCAAGAGCTTTCCCTTATTACCATTGTGGGCATATGGTGCCGGGGGACGGGCAATATGGGGAGACAAAGCGAAATACATTATCAATTCTGGGAAGGCCGATTTATGACGAGGTAAAGAACTTTGATACCCATTGCCCAATACTCTTTAATAAAGAGAGGTTTATGCGGAGTGCACCTTTGGCCGACTGGAATAGATGGTATGGTTACTGCCTAAAGACGTTGTACTGTGTAATGAACGGGATTGAGGGCGAGTATATGGATGATATAAAAATACGCATGCCCTTACAGGCAGATGAGATAAACCAGGCTATTGCCGGCCGTACATGGTTCAGCATTGGCGACCGGTGCTGGGCGCCCAATGGGATGAAAGAAATATTACAAGACTTATATCCAATACCAAGCAAGTATGAAAAAGGAAACGATTGATATTGATACATCAAAGAACGCTGAAGTGAATAAGGGCGAACCGGGACTACCGGTGAAGATACCATTATCAATTGTGAGGTGGTTGGCCTATTCGATAGGGATTGCCTTATTGTTAATTCCTTTTCATTTAACCTTTTGGCAGGGGATAAACGGCTCTTTGCTGCTCGGCCACTTCGCAAGTCAACTTAATGCGTTAATTAAAAAGTAGTATGAAAACACTCAGGCATATATTCATTGCGCTTTTCTTGGCTGGTGTTGCTTATTGCATTGCTGCATCTGCAACAGAGTGGTGGATAGATGAGTTAAAGTCGTCGGGCGGCATGGTGACAGCAAGGGATTTAGTAGGCGCCCAATTTACGCCATGGGGCGCGGCATTGTTAGTTTTTGGCGGTTACTTAAAATTAGTATGGGAATGACCATCTGTTATTCATTTGCCAGCCGGTCAAGGCCGGAGCGATTCTTTGAGACACTCGATAATGTGCGCACTATGAGCGCCAGTGATGATTATTTCGTAGTGGCTAAGCTGGACACCGACGACCTAATGATGTACAATGATAACGTAAGATGTCGCATCGAACAGGCTCAGACCCCTATCATTTCAAGGTGGGGTACCAGTCAAAGTAAGATACACGCAATTAATAGATCATTAGATAACTTACCCCACTGGGACATTCTTGTCTGCCTCAGTGATGATATGCGCTTTCGTACTCACGGATTCGACAACCTTATCCGTCAACACATGCCGGCCGATCTTGACGGGTTTGTTCATTTAATGGATGATTACGCTAAAGACCGGGTATGCACGGTGAGTATATTGGGCCGCAAGTATTATGAACGCGATGGGTACATATATCACCCTGACTATTATTCGATGTGGTGCGATGATGAAGCGCAAGCTGTTGCCCAGCTGAGAGGTAAATATATTTTAGTGCCTGGTACTCATATTGAGCATCTACATTATACAAATAATGCAAAGGCAAAAAAAGATGAATTGTATTGGAGAAACGATACTTATAATAAGGATAAAGAAGTGTTTTTAAAACGACAATTGCTAAACTTTGACTTATGAGTGACGAAAAGTGGAAGGCTATCCCAAACACCAATGGCGCGTATGAAGTAAGCAACTATGGTCGGCTCAGGTCATATTTAGGGCAGGGCGCCAGAAAAAAATCTAAAGAGCCTGTAATGCTTAGCATAACAATAAACGGGAACGGCTACCCAGCAAAGCATATAAGAGGAGTTAATTTACGCATCCACCGACTTGTAGCGGAGGCGTTTATTCCTAACCCTTCAGGGTTACCTATGGTTAACCACATTGACGGCGATAAAACAAATAACCATATATCTAACCTTGAATGGTGCGATAAGAGTCATAATGAACGCCATGCTGAACGAATGGGGCTTAAGAATAAGGCAAGGGGAGAAGGCTGTAATAAGTCGCAATTGACCGATGCGGATGTTATGGAAATATATAAATCAAACTTAGGGACCAGAGAATTGGGGCGTCAATACGGTGTCAATCACTCCGCAATATCGAATATAAAAACAGGCAGAACCTGGAATCACATAACAGGTGCGCCAATTGTACCTAATAAGCGAAATGTATCATTCAAATGACACCAAAACTATCAATACTCATTCCAACGGTGCCAGGACGAGAGCAATTCTTTGATAGGATAGTGAAACACGTGTCAAGTCAAACGGTTGATTATTACTTAAAGCACGGCGTCGACATTGAAATACGTTCAGACAAGACAACCGATATATCGATAGGTGCCAAACGAAATCTATTATTGCAGGAGTCGCGCGGCGAATACATCTGTTTCATCGATGATGACGATCGAATAGCCGATGATTACATTGAACTGGTAATGGCGGGCATTGCGACCAATCCTGACTGCTGTTCGCTTAACGGGATCATTACCACAGACAGCAAAGACCCGAAACCGTTCAAGCATTCAATAGATTATGATTCGATGTATGAGCGCGACGGTGTTTACTACCGGCCACCCAATCACCTCAATACCGTGAGATCATCGATTGCCAAACAGATGACATTCCCTGATTGGCAGCGAAGCGAGGATAGCAACTATTGTTTCCAACTCCGGGATAGTGGACTACTGAAAGTGGAGTATAAGGTCGAGCAGACGTTATATTTTTATGATTACGTAAGCGATAAAAATTATTGATATGGGTATGAAACTAGGACCAACATTAACCGCTGAACAAGAGTTCCGACGTGAAATCATAGCTAGAATTGAATATTGGGAGAATCGAGAGGACGGCAAGGAGTATGCCGAGTATTATAAATCAATATTAAGGGGCTTATTAAACAAGGACAAATGAACGCGATCGCATATTCATTATTCGGTTACAACCAACAACATGAAAATTGTTACGACTTCCGGGCATACCTACGTGGTCTACATCTTAATATTCGCATTGCAGAACTGCTTTATCCAGGGTGGTCTATTTGCGTGGCAATAGACCAATCGGTGCATTATTCGCCATATAGGGAATACTTCACCAACCTGGCATTGGATAAAAGATTAGATGTTTATCTACAGGCTACCCGCCCTTTGTGCGAAATGATGCTGTATCGGTTGTTGCCTATGTTCATGATCGAGGATGATAAAAACAAATACGACCGCATTATCTGCCGCGACACTGACAGCTTGTTATCCTACCGCGAACGACAAGCAGTTTCCTATTGGGAACGAGGCCCCAAGATGGCACACGCAATTACCGACAGCGTAAGCCATAACATAACCCTTATGGGCGGTATGATCGGGTTCCAGTCCGGCCCCTTCCGCGCACGCATGGGCGTTAAGTCATTCGACGAACTACTATCACTCAGCCAGGGTATTGACTTTAATAACAAGGGCGCCGATCAGGATTTCCTGAACCGGTACGTATTGCCCAAGGTAGCCGACAGCATCACCGAGCATTTCGTTCTTGGGCACCCTCAGACGTTCAGGGGCGATTGCCACAACTTCATACACGATATTGACCTGAAAGAAATAGGGGTCCCTGATGAGCTTAAGGAGACCAACGGGTATGGCTTTCATGTTGGTGCCAGTGGCATGCAAACTGATGCGGTGGTAAAGTTCCTGCAGAAGCATGGCAAGGATAATGAGTATTGGGAGGGGATCGAGAAACAATATCCATCTATATTTTATTGGATGCTATGATCAAAGGAATTTATAAAATTACATCACCCACCGGGAAGGTATACATTGGGCAAAGCATTGATATTGAAAAGCGCTTTAGAATATATAAACGCGTTAAACCATGCTTTGCTCAAAAAACATTATACCAATCCCTTATGAAGCACGGTGTGGGCGCTCATAGTTTTGACGTGTTGCATCAATTGCCAAACGATGTAGACGACGATATACTGAACGTTTATGAAATATTGTATATAGCCCAACACAAATCCTGTGGGATAAAAATGCTGAACATGTCAAATGGAGGTCGTGGACGCGCATGTTCAGTTTCAGAGGAAACGAAGAAGAAGATAAGCCAAGCCCATAAGGGTAAAGTTGTTTCAGAAGAATCAAGGATTAGAATGAGCAATGCTCAAAAAGGCGGGAAAAGGTCAGAGGCACATAAGGCGGCATTGAGCTGGAAGGGGCGTAAGCATAAAGAGGAAACAAAGAGAAAAATAGGAGCTAAGTCAAAGCTTAGATCAGGCGAACTGAATTGTAATTATGGCAAGAAACGATCAGAGGAAACAAAACAAAAGCAGAGCGAGGCGCTAAAAGGGAAATACGTTGGGGAGAAAGCCGCTAATTTCGGAACAAAGCACAAACCGGAAAGCCTTCAAAAGATGCAACAAACTCATTTAAAAAAATGGTCTGATCCAGAGTATAAGGCGAAAATGAGACAAGCAGCCATTGACAGATGGAAGCGACAAAAAGAAAAATAATTATTATGAATAAGTATTGTGTACTTTCTGTAGACAACAACTCTGACTACTACAGCCTACTGCCGCTCGTCTGCCATAGCTGGCAGAAACTGGGTTATCAGCCGGTGATCATATTTGCCAACGCGCCATACAATACATGGAAGATAATAATGGACGCATGCCCCGATGCTAAGAGTCACATTATCCATCCGGTAGAAGGCGTTAAAGATTCAACATTGGCGCAACTACAAAGGTTATTTATGGGTGTGCATGCGCCTGAACAAGACGATATAATGATCAGTGCTGATGCCGACATGGTTATCGCCTCCGACATCTTCACCCACGACGTAAGCCAGGGGCAAATTGTTTCCTATGGTTACGACCTCACTGGCCGGTCAGAACTACCTATCTGCTATGTAAAGGCAACAGCTGCCAAATGGCGTGAGCTTATGGGCGAGTTTCATATCCCCGATGCCGCGTATAGCGACCAGTGGGAGACTTATTGGAGCACTGACCAACAGCTGTTAACCCAGCGCGCACACGAGTATGGCATGGGGAGGATAACCTTCGTTGACCGGGGCAACCAGAATAAACACGGGTTGCCTACGGGCAGATGGGACCGCTACGATTGGGCGCATATCCCCGACGCCATCATCGACGTGCATATGAAGCGTAACGATTGGGACGCTCAATACCAGGTCGCGGAAAGAATATGGCCCGGTGAAGATCATTCATTCATTACTAAATTTAGGGAGGCGTTAAATGGATTATAAGACCATTCAGGAAGGCTTAGATGTAATTGGCAAAAGCGACCGATGGGGCTTTTTAAAGACGTCAGGCAATTGGGATAATCATAAACCATTGCTTTTAATAGGGCTGACATTAGCCGAAGGCGCCGTAATAGAGCTAGGCAGCGGCGATGGTAGCACGTTGGTCTTGCGCCAGTACTGCGAATATACCGGTCGCATATTTCAGTCCTTCGATAATAACGAAGAATGGTGTAAAAAGACCGGCGCTAAGCATGTATCAAATTGGGATGATGTCATAGCAGAGGCGGTAACAATAAAGTTTGGCCTCATCTTCATCGACCACGCGCCAGGTGAACGCCGTTACCTCGATGCTATTGCCCTTGCCAATGCCGCTGATGTATTGGTGCTGCATGACACGGAAGAAGGAGGGGCGGGCAATTATTCATGGTCAAAGGCATGGCCGCACTTCAAATACCGCCTCAACTACAACAAGACAGGCGGCGGTGCAGGGGCTACCCTGGTGAGCAATAAGATTGATGTTAACCGGTTCAGAGGTTTATCTTTGGGATCATACACTTTTGATAACGATTAATTATTTAAGTATGAAAATCCCTCAGAACATTATTACAAAGTACAGCCTCTATGAGACAAATGAGCAACTTGGCCAATCGTTCATGAATGGTCTGAAAGTGTACAAATCTACACGTCCAGATATTGAGCATTTACGTTTTGCCGAATGCGATATACACGGGAATCCAACAAGTTACATTGCAATAATGAATGTACAGGAGAAAAAGATAATCCAAGTTACTACAGAATTCATGAATGATATTGCCTTTGAAGCCATGTTAAATGAAGCATTATGATCGATCTAAACCACTGCAATGAATGGCAGTATGACAGACAAAGACCAACATAAATTAGCCAAAGCAAAAGCGATCGCCGACGAGATTGTGCACCTAGCCGATGTTATTACAAAGAACACCTGCATAGCATTCCCGCCTAAACGATTGTTTCGCAAGAAGGGGAAACGCCCGCCAAAGCGTTTGAAACGGCGTAAGGCAATGTTAGTGTTAGCCATAAGCCCGCAGATGGTGCGAGCCCGTATTATGATGATAGCGGCTCAGCCAATACCAAATTACGTTCCCGGAGGCGTAGTAAATACAGGTATAGCTATAGTAGGCGAATCAGGTCCCGAACAAATAATACTACCAAATGGAACAATCACAACCGCTAATCAACATCCTCATCCGCACCAGCTCCCGACCGGCCCAATTTGCCCGGTGCCTGGAATCGATAAGGAATCAGACGTATAAAAACATTCAGATTATCGTTGGGTTTGATAATCCGGAAGCTGTTCGATATATCCCTATCGGCGACAATATCAGGAAGTTATTTATTGAACCATTTTGCAATTACCCATACTTCTATGACCTGTACTGCAACACATTGAAGCTACTGGTGACCCACGGCTGGTTCTTCTTTCTTGACGATGACGACGCCTTAGCCAGCAATACGGTATTAGAAGAACTTGCCGAACACCTTACCGAACCCGCCGCCATCATCTGTCAGATGTTACGCAACGGTGTACCGAAGCCCGCCGATAACTATATCCGAAAGAAAATAATAGCAGAGGGCAAGATCGGCCTGCCTTGTCTGGTGCTGCACTCGAAACACAAGGCACTTTCCGGCTTATATGGCCATAAGGCTGGCGACTACCGGTATATCAAGGAAGTCACCGACCAGGTACCCACCAAATTTATAGCCCTGCCATTGGTAAATGCCGGCGCCCGAGGTCACGGCAAAATGGAAGGGAAAGACAATCTTTCAAACATTTCAGAATAATTTGAAAATATATTTCTAATTTCGTAGTATGCAGGAGATTAGATGCAGTAGTCCTAAGTGCAATAAAGTGGTTGGTGAATTGGAAGCCGGTAAGGCCCGATTCAAGTGCAAACACTGCGGCACCTATACGACTGCAGAGATATTGCCAACGCAAGTTGGCCCCGAGCAAAACATACAACAAGCGACCCAGTGGACAGGAACGGCTAACGCCTATGTAGGTAGACACGATAGAGGTTAACGCTTAATCCAAAAATACTAGCGCCCCAAGAGGGCCAGCACTCAGCAATGGGTGACTGGCCCTTTTTCTTTTTATGGAAGTACAACGACTTATAAACGCAGGCAGAGAACTGATTAAAGGCGATTTTGATACCGCCCTTAAGTCGTTGACACCGTACTCCTATGAACTTGTTTCTAACGGCTATCGACCTTCTGCAACGGGCGCCGGCGACAATTGGTTCTTTGAAGCGAATGGCAAGTCGGTTTTTCATTTCAAGTATGCTGGGCATAATAGCTCAGTAAAGGCCTATGAATATTGCCCACCCGTTAACGCGATCATCAACAAGAAAGCGCAGGCGTTTATCAACGGTAAGACATGGGTACTGAATCTCACTGGCAAAGAGAAGGGCAAGGAAGCTACAACGGCAGATGCGAAAAAGCTACAGGCCTTATTTGAGAAGCCTAATCTATTACAGTCCTGGAAGCAATTTGAGGCGCAAGGGTATATCTACCAACAGTTGTTTGGCTATACTATCGTACTGCCTATTAAGCCATTAGGCTTCAAAGAGAATATCGATGCGACAGCCCTATGGAATATCCCGCCGTCCATGGTGGATATTGAGGAGACCAACAAGCTCTTTTACCAGAGCGATAATAAAGGCATCATCAAGCAGATTGTACTTAACTACAAGGGGGTACAAACAATATTGAACGTTGATGATATATACATTATAAAAGACTTCACCCCTTCGTTCTGCAGCCTTGTTATCCCTGATAGTCGTATTCACTCACTCGAACTTCCTATCAACAATATCATCGGCGCCTACGAAAGCCGTAATGTTCTGATCAATTACCGGGGGGCGCTGGGTATACTATCGCAGGACCCGGGTAGCGGTAATTATGGATCCATACCAATGTCCGAAAAGGAAAAGGAGAACCTACAACAAGACCTACGTCGCTATGGCCTTAAGAACCATCAATGGCAGTTTATCATAACATCAGCCGCTTTGAAGTGGCAACAGATGGGGGTAGCGACACGCGACCTTATGTTGTTCGAGGAAATCGAAGCTGACACAATGGCTATCTGCGATAACTACAATTACCCTTACCAGCTAATGAGTAGCGCTAAGGGAACAACCTTTAGCAACCTTAATGAAGGCAAGAAGTTGCTATATCAAGATGCCACACTACCCGAAGCTGAAAGCATATACGAGCAGTGGAATCAATTCTTTAATACTAAGAAGTACAACCTTAAGATAGACAAGGACTACAGCCATGTAGCGGTATTACAGGAAGATAAACAGCAATCGGCACAGGCTCGTAAGACCCTCGATGACGCGCTTACTATTGAATTCCAAAATGGCTTAATAACACTCGATGACTGGCTTGAGAAGTTGGGCGAAGACCCATTGCCCGATGGGTTGGGTCAGGTACGTGCAACTGACCCTAAATCATCTAATGTGCCACTGGCAGTAACCATTGGTGTGGGAGGTGTTCAGGGATTAATCGCTGTGATAACCGCACAGGGAATGAGTGAAGAAGCAAAGCAGGCAACCCTTGAGGTGGTGTTTGGATTATCTCCGCAAGATGCAGCACGAATGTCAATACAAACAGAAACACAAACTAATACCAATGAAACCGGAAACCAAGAACAAGGGCAAGCAGCAGCCTAAGTTACCAAAGGAAGTGCTTGAAAAAAAGCTGCTTGAAAAGGAAAAGCAAGTTGCTGACAAAAAAATAATTAAGAAATGAAAAGTATCATACCGCATAATCTAACCGGCAAATCTCTTTACGACTACCTGGTAAAGAATGAGGGATTGATATTTCATACTAAGAAAAGTACCACCAAGAGAGCGGATGAAGTCTATGCTCAACCGCTTTATATAGACGATAAAGGCAACCTAGTTACAAAGGCTGAAGTGGATCAAATTCAAATCGATCCTAATAAGCTGAAGGTTGTAGCGGTAATCAATACCACCAATTGGTTAGACTCTCATGGCGATGTGCATATCCCTGGTATATGGAAGAAGTCGCTATCTGATAATAAGAAAGCGGGATTCTATCTACTTAAATCTCATGGTCGCGAGTTCGAGGATGTGATCGGTGACGGCCTAAAAGGGTTGACAAAGAAATTGTCATGGAGCGAATTAGGCGTTGACATACCCGGCATTACCGAGGCGTTGATATTCGATGGCATCATTGAGAAAGAGCGCAATGAATACATGTTCGAACAGTATTCAAAGAAGCGCGTAAAGAAGCATAGTGTGGGCATGAGGTACGTGAAAATGGTAACCTGCATTAACGACGACGACTACCCAGTTCAAAAAGAGAACTGGGATAAGTACATCGAAATGGTAGCCAACCGGGAAGAGGCAGAAGCTGATGGGTACTTCTGGGCCATACTGGAAGCGCAGATTATAGAGGGGAGTGCAGTTCTTTTTGGTAGCAATCCGGTTACTCCTACTATGGAGGCTACATTAATTCAAGGCAAAACTGATTCAGGTGATGACACTAATGACCAGCCGCCAGTAGGCACTGGGAAGGAGCCGTCTACATTCGATCTGGATCGTGCGATAAAAGAAGTAAAAATTATTGTTTAACCTATAACTAAGGTTCACAATGTTAACAGAACAACAATTCACCGACCTAACTGCAAAGTTGGGTAACGAATCCGCAACAGCGATAAAAAAACAATTTGCTGAGTCGGAAAAATCCATCAACGATAAGATCGAAGATGTGAAAAAAGGTCTGATGACCTCCAAGGAATTTGAAACATTCAAAGCCGAAGAACTTGCAAAAGTAACCGAAAAGCTCACAGGCTTTGAGTCAATCCTTAAAGAACAAGGCACAGCTATTAATGCACTTAAAGAAAATGGAAATACCGCAAAGCCAAAGACATTGGAAGATGTATTGGCAGATAAAGAAGTGTTGGCAGAAATTAAAGCTGTTCAGAAAGCAGGCCAGGGTAATGTAGAAATACCATTGGATGGTATTACACTGAAGACTGCCGGCAGCACATCAATTGGCAACAGTATTCAGCCAATGACGCCGCCGCCTAACAGCCCTTACTTGCCTGCCGCTGCCCCGCTTGATGCTAATAACTTTTTCGGCATCATGTACAACCCAAATTTCATTATCAATTACGTAAACAGAGGAAGTACAAACTTCAGCATGTTGCCTTGGGTGAATGAAACGAGCGTTGAGGGTGCAGCCGCTGAAGTACAGGAAGGCGCGCAGAAGCCCCTATGGAACACTCGGTTTAAAGTGGAAATGTCAACCGCAAAGAAGATCGCGGCAATGTCCACTATCACCGAGGAGTTCGACCAGGATTTGCCAGGGTTCACCACGATTGTTCAACGCTTACTTACTGAAGAAGTGGCCCGTAAGTGGGATGATGCAATCTATGCCGCTGTAATCGACGTTGCGAAGCTCTACAACATCACAGGCCTGAATGGGAAGGTGGATGATGCCAACCTGTACGATGCGCTCCGTGCTGCAATTGCACAGATCGGCAAATACAATTTCAATGCAAATTTCATTGGTGTTAACCCAGTTACCGGCGCTTTGATTGAAATGCAGAAAAGCGCCACTGACCGATTATACTTGGTGCCGCCATTCCTGCAGAGATTGCAAAGCATGATGCGCGAAGGCAATAAGGTAACCGAAGGGTATGCACTGGTGGGTGACATCAATCAATACAATGTTGATACTTACAAAAACATGGTGCTGAAAGTTGGCTACAATAGCGATGATTTCCGTCGTAATCAATTCAGTGTAATTGCCGAGGTGCGTTACCACGATTACATCAGTGACAACCGCAAGAATGCGCTGTTGTACGACCAACTGGATCGCATTGTTTCACTCATCGATTCAGGTAGCTAATGTCCCTTATTGACCGCACATACTTCGTTGGTGAGTTGAATATCCCAAACATCACACAGGCTGCCATAGGTAGCACTGTTGATCTTTTTATTGAAGAATACGAAGATAAACTACTGAATGATGTGTTGGGGTATACGCTAAATAAAGCATTGAAAGCTGGGCTGCAGGAGGTACCTGTTGCCCAGAAATGGACGGACTTAATTGAGGGGGTTGAGTATACTGACGTTAATTCTAAAACCAGATATTGGAAGGGGTTAGTTGCTCAACCACCTACTGTCCTAAATGCTTTAGATGCGCTCAACCCGATTGATGTGGTTGTTGGCCGAGGTCAATTGTATGATCCTGCGCCTACGTCAACCAGCACAACGATACCGGCGGTATTAGTTGGTAAGACTTTCATAATTGAAAAAAGAGGAGTCGGTAAACTGATAGCAGGCGAATACAGCGTAGTAGGTAATATACTCACTTTAGCCAGCGGCCAGTTCGCTGATGAGGATGTATACACATACAAGGCTGCAACGCTTGCAATCAATACCAGTACCGGAACCAATAAAGAAAGTCTGATCGCTAACTATGTTTACTACTGGTATCAGCGTAACAACCATACACAGACGGCTACTACCGGTGAAGTAAAACCACAGAACGAAAACGCGGTCATTGCTAACCCGTCATTGAAACTTGTAAAGGCATGGAACGATATGTCTGCATGGATATGCGAACTGGTGGACTATCTGGATGCAAAGAAAGATGATTACACCCAGTGGGCTGACCAGGATGTGTATTGCATGCTGAGAAAGTTCAGACCGATCAATGAGTTTAATATCTGACAATGGATGAAACCGTATACATAGTAGAAGAGATGGAGTCCATAGTTGCTAAGGTCAATACTGCATTGACTGCTGCAAACTTTGGCACTACACCAGTTTACTACATGTATGGGCATCCCAAAGAGATAGCAATAAGATTGCAGGAACTTTCGAATAGTCCGACAGAAGGGCATAAGAAGTTCCCGCTGATCATATTGTTTACAGACATAACCATTGACCGGTCATTACTAGGCTTCTACGGGTCAACTTCGCTCAGGATGCTTATTGCAAATTTTACTTTACCTGAATATACTTCAGTGCAAAGGACTGAAATAAACTTTAAGCCCCTCCTGCACCCGATTAAGAAAGAATTGATCAATCAAATAGATAGGCATGGTCGATTCACTTATGAGGATGAGTTAACCTACAAGGAAACAGACATGTACTACTACGGTAGTAAGATCAATGATGCCAATGTATTCAATGACCGGATTGACGCAATTGAGCTAAGAGACATTAAGCTGAATATTAAAAACAAATGTTAACAAACTAATTCAATAAAATGGCAACGCTAAATAAACCACTTTGCGCGACCAACTACGGTAACACCGGGGTGGGCGAATGCTTTGTTGATCTGGATAAAATAATCGGCGCTATCCAAGTGCCGCCAAATTTCCAGATTGCACAATCAGACGTAGCCGGCCTGCTGGCATTCTTTGAAACGAAGATACACGCAGCTATTGGCACACGGGTATTCCCCTATCCGAAGCTCACCAACATCACGGATAATACCGAGGATATCACCATCAATACAACTGATTATGGTGATAAAATCTATGTTAAGGATGGGTTTTACGACTGGACATTCCGGTATCTGAACGGTGGTGTACAACTGCACCAGGAACTTGCGAAGAACGGCGGTGCGAATAAGAACTTCCTCTTCTTCGATAAGAATAGTGTACTGATTGGCTACAAGTCAGGCGCATACCTGAAAGGTATACCTGTTGATCAGTTCCGCGTATTACCATGGAGGCCAAACACCGGCGCAGAATCAGCACTGTTTAATATGAGGTTCATCATTGATCCGATTTATTTGAATGGCGGCAACCTGGGCTTCCTGAAAGTTGATTTTAACTTACTTGACCTGACAGGCCTGCAGGATGTGGAACTTACTATCATCGACCAGGCAGCCAACGTAGCGACCGTAAAAGTGCGCTCAAAGATCAGCGATGTAGATCTGTATAGTACTTACAAAACAAACCTGCTCGAAACTACCGCCTGGCGTTTATTCAAGTCAGACGGCAGCGCTAGTAGCATCACCAATGTTGCGGATAATGCCGCTGATGAAGCCTTCGACGTAACAGGTAACTATGCCGACTGGGCGGCTGAGTTCGATGGCGCCGAAATGACAATCAAGCTTGCGATTCCCTCAGTCCTTAAAGCCGCTCCTATAGAAATGGAAGGCTTTGAAGATAAGGACGGGGTTGCCTTCATTGTCGAATCAGCATCGAGCTAATGACAATCATATTCGATAATACCGGCTTCAGCGTAGAATACTGGGGCCGGTTTACAGAATCTGAGTTCATTGAGCAAGGGATGAAGCAGAAGGTATTTAAAAGGCACCCTGACGATGTGAGGCGGCAATTACTTTTAGAGGCATTTAAAATTATAAGCAATTACACTTCATCAACTACAGCGACGACTTAAGGGCTTCGACATTCAAGAAGAAGTGCAACAGGCTGTCATTGAAACGTCTGGCGATATGATTGTATTGAACCAAGGCCAATTGTCGCTGGGTAAACGCGCAGATGGCACGGAGATAACCCCCACGTATTCTGACCTGACCATCATGCTAAAAGACGATAAAGGCCACGAATCAAGGTGGGTGACGTTAAAAGATACCGGTTCGTTGTGGGGAGATATGTTCGTTGACGTTGGTAATAACTCTTACGAAATGGGATCAGCTGATGCAAAAGCCGCCAAGCTCGAAAAGAAGTATGGCAAAAAGATATGGGGGTTGACGAAAGAAAGCAAACGTGAAGAGTACATACCACTTTATTTATTGCCTGCTATTCAATCACGAGTTACTAAAAAGCTCGGTTTAAAATTCGGATAAGATGGGATGCCCGGGTTGTTTACCAACGGCTAGAGAACGCCAAGATCTTTTAATTCAAAAAGAAAACGAAGCAAAACAGCATGCGGTCGCGGATCAAAAAATATATATCCTCTATAATCTCCCGGACGGACAAGTCTCCTACATGTCCGCAGACGCCGCCCGCGCAGCAGGTATTACCCCCATCAAATATATATCGTTCGTGTAGTAAGCTACCCATGGTAGCGTTTCTCGATGCGCTGTGTGACGACAATATTAACTCATTAATTATTGACGGGAAGGCTACCAATGACCAGCTTACCCAGGCTTGGGTGCTAATCCTTTCAGAATACTACGAGCTACGCGGGGATGGCGTTGAGAGTAATGAGCAATGCGCATTAAGTAGAGATATTCAAAAACTACACAATCATCTATACTTAGTTGATGTATGTGTGCAATTCTTATTGGAGCGGTATAGTGATTCAATTGCCGATAGCCTAAGACAACTAGGGTATTCATTCCGGCCTACCTCACAGGAGCCTATCGGCTATATAAAGCAACTTAATTCTGTTGTTCAAAAGAGTAAGACGAGGTATGTCCAACTTCAACAGCTATTAAAGCAACTTGAACAATTAATGGAGGAAGCGGGTACCGAGAAGCCTAAGCGCGAGGACTTCGAAAGGATGATCATCTACATTGAAGAGATGCAGGGCGCCACTTATAATATTGAACAATTGACCGTAAGCAAATATGTGATGCTCGAAAAGAAGTACAACCAGAAAGTCGAACATTTAAAACAGCTGCATGCCAAACACTGAACGCATAGAAACCCTCATATCGCCGGAAGCGCTAAAGCAGTTCGAGCAACTGAAAGCGTCTACAGATGCTAATACCGCCAGCTTTGAAAAGCTGATCGCTAAGGCCGTGGAGTTGAATAAGGCGGTGGGTAATGCAAGTACTTTCAAGGAGGTCAACAAGGCTACGCAGGAAATGACAGCGAATGAAAAAGCATTGGCAAAGCAGGTTGATGAGTTAGCAAAGGCAAATGCAAAGCTGCAGACATTGTACAGTGACGAGGCTAAGAAGATAGCTGAAATTAAAGTACAACAACAGGAGCAGAATAAAATATTGAAAGATCAAGCTAAGGAGGCGTTAGGCCTTGTTGGCGCTTATGATAAATTAACAAAAGAATATAACGAGGCGGCAAAGGCTGCCAAAGACCTGGCGGCTCAGTATGGTGCTGGTAGTAAACAGGCTAAAGAAGCCAGTGCCCGTGCGCTTGAGCTTGACGTAAGGCTGAAAGCTGCTGACGCAAATGTAGGTAGGTTCAATAAGAACGTTGGTAATTACAGCGGCGCCCTTGATACGCTGAAGAAAGCATTACAGGATGTTAGCAAGCGTATTGATGACAATACTAAATCAGGGCAGCAGAATGTAGCGGTTATGGAATCGTTACAGAAAGAACAGAGCCTGCTTCAATCGCTGGTCGATGCCCAATCGAAAGGATTTGCAAATGCAACCGGGGAGATAAGAAATAACCAGCAGGCCATACTGTTATTGTCACAGGTATACGGAGAGGATAGCGCAGTAATCCAGGAGCTAACCAAAAAGACTGCCGAGCTTACCGATACCGTTGGCGATATGAAGGCGATTATTAAAGCGCAGGCAAGCGATACCCATGTGTTTGACGGGCTGATCGCAGCAGCGCAAGGGTTAGCCGGAATCTATGCTGTAGCGCAGGGAACTGCTGCCCTTTTCGGCGACGAGAACGAAGAACTGCAAAAGACCTTTGTTAAGTTACAATCTGTAATGGCTGTATTGCAGGGGCTACAGGCAATTCAAAACGCGTTGCAAAAAGAAAGTGCAGCTCGGCAGCTGCTAAATATCGGGTTGCAAAAGATAACGGTATTGCAAACTAACTTGGAGACCGCAGCACAAAGCAAGAATATTATAGTGAAGTATGCGGCTATTGCGGCACAGAAAGCATTGAACGCTGCTATGTCGTTGGCAGGAGGTCCGCTACTTGCGGTCGTTGGCTTATTGGCGCTTTTACTGATTTCGCTTTCGTCTTTTGCGTCAGCAACGGCCAAAGCAAAAAGAAACTTCGAGGCACTTAATGAAGAATTTGCAGGATTCGAGGCATTGCTCAATGAGGAAGTTGATGCAATAAAAAGGGCTGGCGACGAAACTGTTGCTGAACTTGAAAGTCAATTTGCAAGCGAGGCTAAAGTACGGGAAGCTAGGAGAAAGTCATTGAAAGAAGAAAGCGCAGCCATTCGGCGTTTCCTTGCCGATAACGGTGCTGCATATAAGGAGGCATTTAAAGAGTTTGAGAACTTTACCAACCGTCAACGTACAGGCGAAAAGCTATCCGAGGAAGAAGAAAAAAGACTCAGGCAGGTTGAAACTTTCGTGCAAAAGTTCCAGGCTGCAAGGAATCGGGACTTCGCATTAGATAGCCAGATCGAAATAGATAGACTGAACAACAAAAAAGAAACCACTGAAGAATACATAAAAGCCCAACAGGAAGAAATTGAAGCAACTAAACAGCAAATTCAAACACGCCTACAACTACAACAATCAATAGCTGGTGATGAGCGGAGAACTCAGAAGGAGCGAATTGCTGCCTTGCAAGAATCGGCACGACTACAACGCCAGCTGATTAATGCGGGGGCCGATAGCCAGCGATTAACACCTGGCCTTACTCCATCCCAAATAAAAGTAATCGAGGCAACACGGACCGCAGCTCTTACCCAGGCCCGTCGGGAATCAAACAAGGCTATTGAAGACCTTAACCGGTCATATGCTGAACGTGAACGCAAGGCTAGGTTCGATATTATAAAGATCGAGATCGAGGACCAGATAAAGGCCGCTGATCTGATTTCTAATGACGAAAAGAAGTCTTTTGATAAGCGCCTTGATGCATTATATGAAAGTTACACCAAACGGCGGGAGATTATTACTGCCAATTATGAGTTTGAAAGAGAGCAGGCGCGAAAGAATGGCGCATTGCCGGATGAATTAGTTGCTATCGAGCGTAAGGCGCTGTCGGATATTAACCAGTTAACTATTGACTATGGGCTGCAGCAACAAGTTCTATATGCGCAGAATCAGGAAAAGATCAATGATATTCTGGAAAAAGGAGCAGAGGCTAGAAGAGACATAATAACAAAGAACGAGGATCTTGCCATAAATGAACTTAATAAACTGCGGTTAGCCGGATTGCTTGGCGTCGAGGAATATGAAAATAAAAAAGCAGCTATTCAAGCTAAGGCGGGATTAGAGACATTATTGGAAGACCGTAAGTTGATTTTCGCAAAAGTGCTAACTACAAAAGAAGGAACTGCAGAAAGAGAAGCAGCAGAAAAAGCACTCGCTAACAACACTTTGGCAATTAGTTTAGGCCTACTAACTGAAGAAGAAAGAATAAGCGCCCGACGCCTTGAAAATACAAATAGGACTGTTCAGGCTATTAGCGACATATACTCAAATATGTTCTCTTTTATATCTGAAGGCTTTGGCATCCAGTCAGACGCAGAAAGTGCAAGGATTCAAAAACAACTGGACGCTTTAACAAAGCAAGAAGAACTGGATAAAAAAGTTGTAGAGGCTACAATTACCAATGCGCAAGATAAAGCTGCTGCTTTAAACGAAATTGAAGTAAAGACACAGGCCAAAAGAGAGGCGCTGGAAAAACGTCAACGACAATTAGACCGACAAAAGGCTCAGTTCGACAAAGCTGCAAATATTGCAAACATAATAACTGGAACCGCACTTGCGGTTATCAATACATTAAAAGATCCTAAACTAATTGCATTAGGCTTGAATATCCCTTTAGCCGCAACGATTGGTGCGCTTGGTGCTATTCAACTTGCCCGGGCTATTGCCGCTCCCTTGCCGGCATTTGAACATGGCACAGACGACGCGCCTGGTGGACTATCGTTGGTGGGGGATGGCTATCGAAAAGAATTGGTAATAACCCCACAAGGAAAGGTGATGCAAACGCCAGCTGTTCCAACGGTGATGAATGTACCAAAGCACTCAATTGTATTACCGGATGCTAGGGCGGTCTTAGAGGGCGGCCTTGCAGTTAATCAGCAGGGTAGGTTAGTAGCGTCAGGAGGTAACACAGACATGAGCAGGGTGGAACAAAAGTTAGACACTATAGCAAAGGCAATTAGGAATAAACCGGTACTCAATATGAATGCAACCGAGAGCGGCCTGACTGCTATATGGAATCACGGAGCTAACACTGTCACCTATATAGACGAGCAAACGAGGTTTTAAAACTGGTAATCAATGCAGGGTAAAGATTTTATATATTTTTTATTTGACGAAAACAATAACAGTTATTACCAGTATGGTGATACGGTTCTCTCGTCTGCCTCACTTAAGCCGCTAGAATTTACACCGGACGGATGGAAGAAAATCCAAATTCAGAACCAACGTAACGGCACCTACTTCGCGGTAGATCGCAGTTTTACTGTACCATTAGAATATGTGAAAGATGGTGGACAAATACTCAAACACATCTACTACAACTATGGCATAGAGGCAAAGGTGTATATGGTAGTATGTGAGCAACAATTATACTTTGATGCAACACATTACGGGTATTACTATAAGTTATTGTATCGTGGAGAGATTGATCTTGCACAGTTTAAACACGACGGTGCTAAGGTTACAGTTAACATCATGGAGGGCGGTATTGTTAAGTTTATCAAGGCTTATGAGAATACTAAGTATGAGATACCTGTTGATGTGCCCGATGCTGTTGATGTGTATATGGATGGGGTAGAATTTAAATATAATACCGGATTCATAACTATACAGGATAGCTATGATAATGTTCAGCCATTTGGGAATGCAGCACATAGAGAATATTTTATGACATTTTACAATTTCTCAACGGAAGGGCAATTAGTTAATGTCATTACTCAGGACATATCCAGAGAAATTGCGACCGGCTTTAATCCGGCCACAGATGAACGATGGTTTTTAAAAGCCTTGGCAAATGTAAACTTAGATACGCATTTTAAATTTAGCGGGTCTCTAACAAAAACGCTTGGGCCGTTTACGATGCGTTTTAGGATATTGGTTGCTGATCAGAATGGCAACCAGCTATTAACACTCTTCGATGAAACCAAAGGGCCGGGTGCAATATTCGAGCCGGTTAATATTGATGTTCAAGCTACTTTAAATCTAAGTCAAGATGACCGGTTGTTTCTGCTATTAATACTAGACTCAGACAACACTGCACTTCCGATGTATGGTATTTTTAGTATTGACGAAAGCACTTCTGATTTAAGTTATTTTTCTTCATACAGGCCAACCACCATCAAAGCCCTGCGCCCGGCCTACGTATTACAGCAACTCATAAGTAAAATATCAGGAGGCGCATACACGCCCCAGTCCGATTACCTAACCAATACCATTAACGATGTTGTTATCACATGCGGAGACGCAATACGCAATATACAAGACGCTGTTATAAAAACAAGCCTGCGCGATTTCTTTACATCCTACAATAGTCATTTCGGAATTGGGATGGGGATGTTGGGGAACACTTTAAGGCTTGAGCAAAAATCTTTTTGGGTACAGTATACTGATGTCATTGACCTTGGCGAAGTGAGTAAGATGAAAGTGTCGCCAGCTAACGACCTACTTGTAAATAACATTAAGATAGGAACGCCTGAGCAAAAATACGACGACGTGAATGGCAAGCAGGAGTTTAATACGACTTCTGAGTATTCCACCCCTATTACGCGAGTAGCAAAAGACTTAAGCCTTATAAGTGTGTACCGGGCCGATTGCTATGGTATAGAGTTCACGCGCCTTAATCTTGATGGGAAAGATACTACTGATAATGACAGCGATAATGATGTGTTTATGATCCATATTGAGGACACGCAAAGGGGTGATGGCTTATATCATGTTGATCGCTCATTGAATGCTGGCGCCACAGGACTGCTTTCCCCGGCTACAATATTTAATCTATATCTCACGCCCGCGAGAGCGCTCAGGCGCAACGGTGATTATATAAGATCATTGTTTTATAAACTCGATGCCAAGTATTTAACATTTCAAACGTCGGATAAGAACGACCAGGTTGTTGCTGTCGGCATAACCGAGAATGCGGATGTGCAAATCGCGTCACTCCCATCACCATTATTCAGCTGCAACTATCTGGAATTTGAAACAAAGGTGCCGCTTGATACACTTGAACTTTTAAGGGCTAATCCTTTAAAGGCGTTCAGTGGAACATGGGCCGGGTTCTCCTTCGTGGGCATACCGGATAAAGTATCGGTACAGCCAGGTGATAACGGCGCACAGACGTTTAAGTTACTCGCCAGCCCTAACACAAACTTATTGGATTTAATAAATATTGAAGGATGAAAACGTGGCTTGTTTATATACATAAGAATTCAGATACTAAGGAAGTATTTTATGTGGGCATAGGCAGTTCTGAAAAAAGGCCTTACAAAAAAAGTAATCGTAGCGAAAGATGGAAAAACTATGTAATTAAATACGGCAATCCAATAGTTGAAATAATCGATAGGGGTCTTTCATTCGAGCAAGCGATAACGCAAGAGAAAAATCTTATTGCAAAGTATGGGCGTAAAAAAATTGATCCCAACGGGATATTAGTGAATATTTCAGAAGGTGGTCGTGGCAGTAGTGGAGTTCCTTGTTCCGAAGAAAGGAAAAAGAAATTAAGCGTTGCGTTAAGCGGCAAAAATAACCCTAACTATGGCCGATCTCATACGCTCGAAGCAAGGGAGAAAATACGTTTGTCCAAGATAGGAAGGCAACACTCGATTGAAACAATTAAAAAAATACTACAAACACGTAAAGAAAATGAAAAATGTATTGGATTTAAAATGAGCGAAGAGGCGAAGAATAAGATAAGATTATCAAGACTTGGCCAAAAGGCAACTGAAGAAACAAAAATAAAAATGCGCCAAAGAATATCTGATAGAGGAGGTAGTAATATGAAAGGCAAAAGGCATGCTGATGAGGCTAAAAAGAAAGTAAGTGAAGCTAATAAAGGTAAAAGGACTGGAGCCCATAATCATAAATCTAAGAAAGTAATTGATACCGCGACGGGCAATATTTATGTTTCCTGTAAAGACGCGTGCGATACACTGAGATTGAATTATACATACGTTAAATCACAATTGAATGGGTTTCATAAGAACCTTACAACCCTAAAGTATTTATAATGGCTAATCAGATATATATACCTTTTTTAAATCCTGTCCGGTTCGTAGAACTTGACCCAGTAGAATTGCCGCAATACCTAACCAAGCATTTTGACGATTATTGGTTCAAAGAGCAACTACAACCCTTCGAAACTATGGTCGAGTTCAAGCAAAAGTACCAGACAAGTGACACCATATATCTACAGTTCGAGGCAAACTTCGCATCAATTCAAATGCAGGTAATAGACTGCGAGCAAACGGTGTTACTAACCCAGGTAGCTACGCAGGTGAGGGCTAATAAATACTTGGCGGGTTATTATGTATATGAGCTAACATTAAGCCTTGATGCCTTTAGCGCTGGTACTATTTGGCTAAAACTAAATCTCGGTCTCGGTAGCAAGTTCATGATCAGTGAGCCGATCGATGTTGCCGAGACATGGCCCGGCACAATTCTATTCCAGTACTACAATTCAAAGTATCACGGCGATGTAATATTCGAAACCGGCATTGTGTTCGGTCTTCGATGCGATGCGCTTATCCGGCGCCTTGATCCGGGAAACGAACGAACGGCCTATCGTGATCAGAAGCTCAACCCAACCATGCTAAAGGTCAGACCTTTCAGAGCCTTTGAGTTGGTCATAGGTCACCGAGTTGGCGTACCCGACTGGGTAGTTGATAAAATGAATTGGATATGGTCTTGCGACAACGTGCAATGCGATGGCAAGTCGTTCGCGGTTTTGGAAGATAACAAGTTTGAGGATAAAGAAATTGACCCACGTTATCCGATGCGCCAGTGGTCGTTAAACATTCAGGAAGGTATCAATAGAGCAAGTAAGATAGTGGGCGTTGATGTTAACCCGAATAAGAAGCTAATGATTGTTTATCAGATACCCGGTACCGTGTTTGGCGACCTGAGCGAGAACGCAGCAAGTAATTTAATACCAATTACAGAAGTAGAATAACTATGGCACAGATAAGACTAAGCATAGCGACAGTTAATATCACTAACGATCTTATTGTGATTGCACGTAAGACTACCACGCCGTTGGTTATTGAGGCACAAGAGGTATACGATGCGCCTCATCCAATAACGCAAAACGTAGTATTGCCTGCTACGGGTGATATAGATCCGGTTATTTATTACGTGGACTTTTACGAGTCAAGTGATGGCGTGTCGCTTGATCTTCTATTGTCGTCGTTCCAATACGATTTACAGAATAATGTTATCCTTTCAGAACGCAGGTTCTATACTGTTGGGGGTACCGGGCCTAATGACCCACCGGCAGATCAGGACACTTTAACCGATGCCTACCTGGACGGTAAAACTATTTCAGGGGTATTCAAGGAAGGGTTTAGGTATCTTAAGCCAGAGACAGAGACTACACCAGAATGGGAAGTTGTCGCCGGAGGAGGCATAAGGTTATTAGGTGGCAAGCAGTTTAGTGGGGAAGAGGTTGTATCTATTGAAATATCATATACCGGTTCATCTGGTAGCGGTTCATCGGGGGGGAGTTTATATAATGGTACAGCCCTTATCGATACAGATACAACACTCGACACTACCTATCGAAACAAGAGACTACGGACCGAATCGGCTGCCAGCAATAAACTCGTAGTGACTTTAGAGCCGGTAGGTAGTGCGCCAGATGGAACCTTTTATCACTTCACCAGCAACGGAGGTAGTCAAAATCAAACACGGGTATTACCCAGCGGAAGCGAGACGATAAAGTATAATGGCGAGAACTATACGGAAATGTCTTTTGGGAAAGGTGAGTTTTTACGCATCGTAAAGACAGGTACATTTTGGGAGGCGGAGCTAGCGCATGAAAATATTCTAAATGTTGGTAGTAGGTTTTCAGGCGATTGGAAAGACTTCCCTTCCTGTAAACCCGAAGACGCTACATTGTACGATGGCGACGAGTGGCCGCGTATATGGTGGTGGATTAAAAATAAACTACCAGCAACGCATTATATAACCGATGACAATGTAATCAGCGGTGGCTATACTCACCCATTAGAAAGAAGAGGGCAATTCGTGATTCATAGCACCTTGAAAAAATTCAGGATGCCAAACACGCAAGAGCTGATGGATAAAGGGTTGAAAGATTTTGATAGTTATGGAACTGATACGGAAAGGACCTACGATTATCCCGGCGGTATTCAGGATGATCAGGTCGGACAAGTTGGGTTTTCATTAAATAAAGGTAATGGATATACAGGTGGGGCTCAGAACGCCGGCTGGTTTGCGCCAGGTGATCCTAACCACCCGCACCCTAATGAGGTGGTGATAATGCAAAGTGGTAAAGAAACAAGGGTAAATAACAATGGGGTAATTTTTTTAAGAAGGTTTTAAATGTTTCAGAACTGATTGAAAATAGTATAATTTTATATCATGAAGGCTCTAAAATCATTAGAGCCAAAACAGCAAAAAACTTTCCGGGATAAATACCTGGCAGTTGTTTTTGCGGTGGCGGCTCTTCTTATTAGTTCGATTGCGACAGCGCAATTAGACAGCGCGAAGTACTCACCTATCAACGGATATGGGTTTAAATATAAGCGCATGGTATTTGATAGCGTGTTAATGATCCCGCGCTCAACATCCCCTCATACTCCGTGGCGTGCGGGCGCGATAAGGTATAATGCGCCGGATTCTACTCTGCAATTATGGACAGGCAATCAGTGGAATTCAATATTAACCGGGATCGGTAATGGTGTTGACACAGCCTACATGATCAATGATACGCTGCTACTTATTGAAACGCCAGATCAAAACTTTATGCTTGCTATACCAGGGCGCCCGCGTGTCGATTCTATTTATAGAAAGGCTGGGCAAGATTCTATTTATTATTCAAAGAATGGTGTAGAATATGCCTTAAAAGATAGCGCAGGCGGCGAGGGCGGTAGTTCATTAGACACAACTACCATCTATCAGAATATAAACTTAAAGCTCAACAAGCTCGACACTGTAACCTACGAGACGGTAGGTTCTGATACCTTAGTATATATCGGAACATCCATAACTGTGGGTACCGGAACAACATCTACGCAGTTTCGATACTCAACATGGGCAACAAGATTTCTGAAGCGGTATGGCTATGGTTTCAAAGAATGGAACTTGGGAGCATCTGGTTCTCAGCTCACTCACCAGATCGGTAATATTCCACTGAAACGCCCGGGATTGAGATTATTGGTAATTGAATTCGGCACGAATGAATTGAATACATCAGTTGACAGTGCGACCTACCGAACTAATCAAATAACATTCATTGATACCTGCATTGCTCGAGGCTGGTCCGTGTCAGAATTGGCAATCATTTCTCAAATGGGTTCACAATACGGCGCCGTTGGAACTGTTGCTCAACAGCGGGGCATGAACTTCGTTGATAGTACAAACTGCCTGAGCTACGGTATCAATTACATCGACGCCTGGAATCCTGAATTAACGCCGGGCTATACATACATTATTCAGAACCCTGACATTCACCCAAGTGATGAGCAAGCAATGGTGCTGGGTGAGATCGTAGCCGGTTCAATAAGTAAGATGATTCAGTATAATAACGAGGGTAACGAATTGGTATTAGATGGCCGTGCCCAATTTGGAAATGCAGTTATAAAGAATAGAAAATTTATTGCCGCTCCGCAGCTGCTGGGTATTGATAGTACCGGTAACGTCGGAGTAACAACAACACTTCCGGCGAACATAAGCACACAGGGGGAAATGATCATGCGCGGTGGTTTGGTGCTGCAAGGGTACGGCCAGCGAGCTGAAGCTACGCAACGAAACTTAACTGATTATAACAGTGCCTTAGATTTATACCTGGGAAAAGGGTCGCGCATAATCCAGAATGTTGGTGGGTTTCAAAGTACTTTAATACCAATGGCAACGAACGGGTTCGCGTCATGGGGGTCTAATTTCTCGGGTGGCCTTAACCTTGACTTTCAGCAGACAAACATAAACGGGCCTGCTTTAATTACAGGAAGAATCGAAGTAGGCACTAACAGTTACATACAGAGTGCCCAGGGAGGCGATGTGTCCGGTAACCGAATATTCACCAGCGAGGGCGGAACTGGTGATATGATATTTAAGAATAGAATAAGCGTTGGTAGTACCTATTGGACAATGAGCAAAGGAGTAAACGGTACCGAGGATATGGTAATGAAGTTATTCCCTTCAGGGTCGTTGGTTAAGCAAAGTTCCGGCACACTTAATGAAGTTGGGGTTTCAGAATTTACCGTGAACTCAACAACAAAAGGTATTCTTATACCTCGCATGAGCGGGTCACAAAGAAATGCTATTACGGTTGGTAAAATAAGTGGCGTAAGTATATCAAATGCAGGATCTGGATATACTGATGGCGGATATACGAACGTAACTGTTAGTGGTGGCTCTGGCACCGGTGCAACATTCGGAGTGAATATAGCGAGCGGTGTAATCACGGCCGTAACACTAATGAACTCCGGTACCGGTTACCTGGTAGGCGATGTATTATCAATTACTACAGCTGATGTGGGAGGAACGGGAAGCGGGGCAACGATCACGGTTACAGCAGTTCAGGAAGACGGGTTGCTTATATTCAACAATGAGACACATAAACCCAATTGGTATAATGGTGTAACTGGCTGGCAGGTCCCTGCTGATTCAGCGTCAGCAGGTGGCAGTACTTATACGTTTATCAATGGCCTTACTGAATCGGGTGGCACAGCAAAGTTGGGCGGTACGTTAACACAGAATACCACAATAGACGGTAGTTCGAGTTATACAACAACTTATACAGGGAGTAGAACAAGTACCAACAGTTCTCTGATAGCCGAAAACACATCGAGCGGTAGAGGGTTAACTGCGACAAGTTCAACAGGCATAGGTGTGTATGGTACCGGCGCAGTTGGACTGCTTGGGCTCTCATCCAGCGGTACAGGCGTTTGGGCCGAATCGACTACAGGGCAAGCATTTTATGCCCTTTCCCCTTACACTGATGGCGCAGGAGTATTCATATCCAATCCGTCAAGCACAAATACAACACACACAGTATTGAATTTAACAAGGCTATCAACAAGCGCGGGGGCAAATAATATTGCCGGTGCTTTAGATTTCAATATTAATAATACAACAGCCGCCGGAAGTGTAACCACTGCGAATAGGCTTATCAGTAAGCTAACAACTGCAACATCAGGGTCAGAGGTATCACAATTCGAAATTTGGGGAGTTAATAGCGGAAGTTCGGCAAAGAAATTCTCCATAGCCGGGAATGGTCAGATTACGGCTGATGGTTATGGCAGCGGCACTCATACTGTAACCCCAGCAACAACACCGGTATACAGTTCATCTGGCGTAATTGGCGAACGCATAGCACCAAAAATCTACACAGCCTTACTCAGTCAGTCAGGAACAAGCGATCCAACTGCAACGATATTAGGCACAAACGAAATTGGCGCTATTATATGGACAAGGAATAGCACAGGGAATTATACTGGTACGCTAACAGGCGCATTTACGAATAATAAAACATGGCTCATATGTCAGAAGGGTGACGGCACCGGCAGTTTCGTTAATGCTTTATTATCCAGGAATAGTGACAACGCATTAACCTTAGATGTAAGGGATAATGCCAATTCCGTGACTGATAGTTTCACTAATCTGTCAATAGAAATACGAGTATACCCGTAATCATTATTCCTATCCTATGCATTACTAACCCACAAACAAATTACTATGCGAATTTTAATATTATTATTACTTCCGTTCGCGGCATTCAGTCAGAATATTCTATACTACGAATCGGCTGAAGGCGCCACGCTGTTTGCGTCTAAGCTATCAGGTATAACAGCGACCAAACAAACGACCACCGTATACGGCATCACCATATCAAAGGATAAGCATTACGGCGGCTACCAGTCAGCCAGGTTCGAATTGCGCGATACCGACCCTATGAACAACAGCGGCACCCGTGCAGAGATCACTTTCCCTACAACCACCAACCTCAATCGATGGTACTCATACGCGCTGTTATTTGATAGTGCTAATTATAAGAAAGATTTGAGTGATGAAGTAATTACGCAATGGCACCAGGGTGGTGGTAAGACGCCTGCACTCTGTTTAAGGACAAAGAATGACCGGTTGTATTTACGGGTAATGGGTAGTATATGGGTTGACCTTGGGCTTTTGGATAAGGGTAAATGGCACACATATGTGATGCACATTAAGCATTCATCCGGCAGTGACGGGCTGGTTGAGATATGGAGGGATGGTATCAGGATACTTAGCCGAACAGGTCAGAACATGTATAGGGTAACGGGGGACATTAAAAACCCCAACTGGAAACTGGGGGTATATAAATCGTCCTGGAATTATAGCGAAACCACTGCGACCAACAAACGGGTATTATTTTTTGATGATATAAAGATTGGCAACGAGAAAGCGACACTAAAGGAAATGACGCCTTGATTAATTATACCGAAACCTCAATCCTGTACTAATTGAAATATTAACCTTGCCCGATACGTAGCTATTAATAGTGGGGGCAATTATTATGAAACACGCAGATATGCACGATACTGGCATCGGCAATGTCTACATGACAATTGTAACAACCATCTTATTTTTTATAGCCCGGTTTGCACTGAGCGATCTTGCGGCCATCGCTGCAATATTCGCTGGGGTTACAACAGGAGGCTATAATATTTATCGATTTATAAAAGACCGTAAAACTAAAACCCCGTAAAACTATGCCTACAAAAATAAGCGCACAAGGAGCAACACGCCCTAGCCCAAAGTGGTGGCGTAACCTGGAACGCGGTATGTTGCTAATGCTGATACCGGCCGCAACTGTGATCATCCAAAGTTGGGGGTTTGCCGATGAGGCGTTAGCATTAAAGATCAACCTGATTGTTAATACTGGTCTGACCGCTGTTATTAAGTTTATTGGCATGATGCTCGTTGATACAGAGGATAATTACGTATCAAACCTTTCGCAAAGCGATCAAAACAAAGTAGAGGTAAATAATCCACCTGTAAATCAATAGGTATGGAATTGCATATACATATCCATCATCACGGTGATGATAAACTGTTTACCGAAATCAAATCTATTAATTCAAAAATTGAAATCATGGGAGAGAAATTAGACGCCATCAAGGCGGAACTGTCAGCAATCAATGAATCAACTAACAACATTGCTGCAGACCTCGACAGGCTGGCTGGCCAAATCGCAGGCGGGTTAACAGCTGAAGAAGCTGATTCAGTTGTTGCTGATCTGAAAGCGACCTCTGACAAATTGAAAGCTATTGCAGCTATCAATCCTGAGACTACAGAGCCAACCGACCCAAACGCGAACTTGTAATCAAACAATCCCTGACCCGTAAGTCGGGGATTCCCTATACCATGAAAAGATATTGGATAATTGGACTGCTGGTAGTCGCTGCAGGTTTCTTGCTGTGGCTTTTACTTAGAGATCCAAAACAGCCGGATAATCACAACTACCAGCACGACCAGGCGCAAACTGATTTAAAGATTGTCAGACAACAACGTGATTCAGGATTGAGGGTGATTGATAGCCTTAAGGGTGTCATTGAAAAGCGTGACATAGAGAAAGCAGAGCTTAACAACAAGTTGTCCATAACCCGCCACGACCTCGACAAAAGCGTCAACACCGCCCTGCGACTATCCAAAGAGATCAAAGCTATGAAAGACACCGCCCGTATGGCTGGTTGGGGCGATGATGAATGGGCGATAGTCAGGCGGGCAACGCTGGATAGCCTGACTGGTGAAGTGGGTAGCCTGGCCTATCTCTACCAGCAATACAAAGACTTCAGCGATAGCCTGACAGTAATCGTGTCGAAGAATGAGGTTGACTATAAGGCTGCGCTCGCTGAACAGAAACGGCTGTATGACAATCTGTATAGTAAATACGAACAACTGTACAAGTTATATGAACAGTTGTTCAAAGATTATAGCAGCGTTAAGAAGTCGGTGAGGCGAGAACGATTGAAAACAAAGATAGCGGCAGTGTTGGCGCTGGTTGCTGGTGGGGCGGCCATCATTAAATAATATGAATAAAACAATGTCTATGTTAAAGTATCTATACTTATTAATAATATTCCTTTCATCTTGTACAAAAAAAATTGAAGGTGATAAGCCCTCCGCAAGCAATCCCGCATTGGATTATTTTAAACCCGCATATATCATAACGTCTTCCGGGGGTTGCTACAATTCGAGTTTAAAGCTTAATAAAGACGGCTCTCACAACAACCAATGGTATAGGGACGAAATGAATTTTGATACTGTTATATTCATTGGAACTAATATACTTATGAAGCCTGTGTCCTATTATGATAGAACCTATTGGCATGATCCATTATTGCAATATAATATAGGCCAAGCTGGAGCACGAATAAGTATCTCAGGGGAAAGGCCGTCATTGAAGTTATTGATGTCAGGGCTTGTTAATGATAAATAACCGGCTAGTGATACTCTTTGAAATAAAAAAGCCCACCGCTTGAACGATGAGCTTTCAAATATTTTCACTGTGTCGAAGCGGTGAAATACCCAAGAAAAGAGGGCCATCAATATATGTGTCCCGAACCTGTTAAGAAAACAAATTTAACGAAAAATAATTTTATGTCAAACGAAAACAAATCATGGTTAGCAAAGTATTGGAAAGACTTATTACTGGTTATCACCGTAGCCTTTGTAGTATTCTACGTAGCGGTATTCTCCGGCGTATGGGCTGACCGCAATTACAAAACCGATTTCTGGCCTAATTTCTTTAAATGGTCTGGTATCGTATTAGGCGTTGCGATAGTGGTAGGCTGGGTGATTGGCTGGACAAGTCAAAATAAACGCCCACGGCAATGATCTCATACCTCCTCAACCAGCTGGCCTTAGCCGGCTTTAACTTCATTAACAGCCGGATTGATGCTTACCGCATTCTTCACAATAAGAAGATTGCGCATGGTATCAACTTCGGCGCATATGCTTTATTCGTCGGTCTGCTGTGTTGGTTGGGAAGATATGAGTTGTGGGATATATTGTTATTCGCAATCTCAGCCTACTGCAACCGGCAATTCACCTTCGACATCCCGCTTAACCTTCGGCGTGGACTTGAATGGGATTATGTCAGTAAAGCCAACCCGCCAAAGTCAATTACCGATATAATAGAAATATGGTTGTTCGGCTATAATGGGCGGGCGCCGTTCCTGCTGTATGGTGTGATATGGGGGATATGTACGCTGATTAAAATATTAGGGTAATTACCCTTTTCTGAATTTCTCTCCCGTTTAAACTATCCAAAAACGGTGGGGTAAGTACCCCTAAAATAATATGGCAGACTTCAAAACAGCCTACAAAATAACCATGGCCCATGAAGGTGACTATGCGAATAATCCCGCTGACACTGGCGGCGAAACCTGGCGCGGTATTGCACGCAATAAACACCCTGACTGGCCGGGGTGGGCGCTTGTTGACAAGGCGAAACACGGCGACTTTCCGGCGAATCTAAACAGCGTACCCAACCTGCAGAACCTGGTTGAAATGTTTTACAAGGTGAAATTTTGGGACTACCTGAAGCTCGATCAGGTAAACAACCAGAAGATCGCCAATGAACTGTTCGACACTTCCGTCAACATGGGGCAGGGGATAGCCGCATTGTTCTTACAGCGCTCATTAAACGTCTCAAACCGAAATGGGAAAGATTATCCTGACCTGCAGTTAGATGGCGCTATTGGGCCTGTCACAATCAATGCGCTGAATAATCACCCGAGACAGGAGCAGGTATTGAAGTTATTGAACACTTTGCAGGGGGCGAGGTATATAAGTATTTGTGAGGCGAATCCCAGTCAGGAGATATTTATGACGAGTTGGTTGAGTAGGGTGGGGTAAAGCTCTAATTAACGCCGTACCACTTCGCGTGGCACTGGTCTTTTCGACTTAATTAGATAAGGCATAACCGATGTGTCACCGGGAATCATAAGGGCAATCGTATCAATAGCGACAGTGCTAAGAACTTCTTTCATTTCCTCGCGCGTCAGGTTGGTTTGGTAATAAACAACCGGTTTACGCTTCAATTGTTTATCCAATACTTTATTCTTAAAGTATAGAACGCCTATACAAATTAACAGGAAAACTATAATTGCATTTTTCATAACTCTTTTTTAAACCCTGCGGTTGCAGGGAATAGGGCGCCCCGGCGAGAGTCGGGGTTTATTTATACACCAAATCTACGCGCCCCCATTTCAACAAGTTCAACCATGGTCTTAAAGTCGGTTTCAACGATGGTTCCAGGCTTCGGTTTCTCTTTTAGCTGTAAGAAAAACCTTTCCTTAACAACATCTTCAAAAACTGTCATATCAAACTCGTTATCGTTCTTTAACCCCAACAGCCTATTTGATATTATCATGTCGTTTACCCATAGCTTCAAGGCAGTTTGCAAATCCTTTAACCAACTAAGTTCACCATGAAGTTCAGGGTTTACAATATCAATGAGACTTTCAATGTAATCAACTAGTATTGAGCCGGTGAGTGGATTTTTCAGCTTTAAGACGGTTCTAACTCGCCCTGTGAAAGACCGAACGAAAGGCTTGTATTTGCCTGACTGACCATCTTTAATAATGTCATCCACTTTTTGTTCCGCTGCTGTCAT